TTTCTCAGGATGCTTCTATTATAGATCTTCAAAATAAAGATCTTTCTCAGGATGCCTCTATTTCTGAATTAAGAAGTTGGGAGCTTTCTCAGGACGCTTCTATTATTCAATTAAAAACCGATATTTCCGATGTTTCCTTGAGAGTTTCTCTTATAGAATCTTCTGTAGGTGCATTCCAATCATGGCAAGTTTCTCAGGATGCTTCTATTATAGATCTTCAAAATAAAGATCTTTCTCAGGATGCTTCTATTTCAGAATTAAGAAGCTGGGAACTCTCTCAAGATGCTTCGATAATTGATCTTCAGAACAAGGATACCAATATTGATATTTCCTTAAATTATTTAGCAGGATGGAATGTTTCCCAGGATGCTTCAATAATTAATCTTCAAAATGCTGATATTCAGATTAAATCCGATGTATCAGTTCTTTGGGGCTGGGAACTTTCTCAAGACGCTTCTATTTCAGAATTAAGAGGTTGGGAACTCTCTCAGGACGCTTCTATTGAAGATATTAGAACAAATTTAGAAACCTCTCTCGGATTATTTGTTCAGAAAGCAGGGGATACAATGACAGGCCCTCTCACTATTAATGCAGGGGGATTACAAGTTGATGGTGATGTTTCTATTCTTTCATCTGGAAATTTATATGTTGATGGGGATGCTGCTATTAAAGGTAGCTTAACTATTAATGGATCTCTATATCTTGTAGATGTAGAAACCATCGATGTATCAAGTGCATTTATTCACTTAAATACAGGATTAACAGGAACACCTCCATCAATTCTTCAATCGGGTATAGTTATAGGAAGAGGGGACGAAGAGCCTTATGTTTTTATCTTTGACGAATCACAACAGACTTTCAGAATTGGTATTGCTTCCGAAACTTCAACTGGATATTTAGATTCATCAACTCAAGCAGTTGCTACTAGAGAGGATACTCCAACAATTAACGGTATTGCAGTTTGGAATAATACTCTTAATAGATTTGATACTTATCCAGCTTTAACATTTGATGGCACTGTTTTATCTCTTGATGCTTCTCTTTATTTAGGGGATTATGCAGGTGCATCTGATTTAATGCTTATTGTTGGACCTGATGGATATGTAAGAGCAGTTCCTACAGCAGATGGCTCTATAAATGATCTTTATTCTTATATCGATGGATCTTTAGCAACAAGGGACTCTTCTATAACTTTATTATTTGGAAAGATCTCAAGTATTGATGCTTCTATAGTTGCTCTTCAGGGATGGGAACTTTCTCAGGACGCTTCCATTTCTGAATTAAGAAGCTGGGAGCTTTCTCAGGACGCTTCTATTTCAGAATTAAGAAGCTGGGAACTTTCTCAGGACGCTTCCATAGTTAATTTGCAAAATGCTGATATTCAGATTAAATCTGATGTATCAGTTCTCTGGGGCTGGGAACTCTCTCAGGATGCTTCAATTATAGATTTGAGAACAGATATTGGAAATCTCGATACCTCTATACAAGGTTTGGATTCTCGATTAAGTATTGCAGAAACTTCTATTGCCTATCTTGATTCTTCTATTAAGCAGCTTTTCGACAGAAAGGATACTTCTATTTTAGGAGCAATAAATATTGGTGATGGATCAGCAGCTGTTTATGCAGGAATTACAAATGATGGATCTTTACAATTTAGAGAGCTCGTTGGTGTTGGGGCAGCTACTGTAACCCAAAATGGAGATTTAATAGAAATTTCTATAGATGCTTCATTTGCTGGAGAAGTAAATACGGCTTCTAACATTCCTGGTGGTGATGCAAGTATATTTAATAGAAAAGTTGGCCAGGACCTTCAATTCAAAGAAATAATTTCTCTTGATCCTTCTCAATTAATTATTACTTCCGATGCTTCGTTTGTCTACTTTGATGTTTCCATATCGGCTATTTCTGAAGCTTCTCTTGGAGGATTAACAGACGTTTCTCTTAACTCACCTTTATTAACACATCAGATAATTGAATTTGATGCGGATTCTTCAAAATGGGTAAATACCGATAATATATGGTGGGATACTTCTCTTGGAACAACAACTGATGATATTGGAGGGGTTCCAGCTGGAACAGATCTTAGCGGATTAACTCTTAAAGAAATTCTCTTCAGAATCCTTTATGAGTATCAATTACCTTTAATTACAGTTGGGTCAGATCCTGTAGAAGGCATCTATGAAAAAGGGCTTGTTTCAACTCAATTTGCTACAATCGATGTTAGTTACTTTGCAAGAAATACTAATTATCCTCTTGCTAAGCTTAATAATTTCCAGATTACCAAAACAGGAGCAGGAGTATTGCTTGATGCATCTCTTGGACTAATAGATTCATGCACAGGAACTTACTCAGATTTAACCGGTATTACTAACTGGGGTGGAACAAGTAGAACTATTAACTATAATGCTTATGTTTGGGATGATCAAAACAACCAGGGAGCATCAGTATTTGATCAAGCTTCATTTACATTCTATTATAGACAGTATTGGGGAACAGTCGATGGAAATACTATCCCCGGACAAGTAAATTCTGCAATGATTTTAGCTTTGGATAGTTCAAGGCTTGCAGGAGAATCAGACTTAAATGCAACATTTGTAAATCCGGGAGCTGGAAAAATTAAATATCTGTTTGCATATCCTGATACAGTTGCTGCTCCAGATAATTTTGGAATTTTATCTGAAATAATTGATCAAAATGGATTTGATGTTACAGATTCATTTAATACAGAGAATGAAGATGTTTCGGTTGGATTAAATAATGTAAGATATAGATTTTATCTTCTTAAAAATAAAGTAGATACCAGTACATTTGATATAACATTTAAGTTTTAATTATGCCAATTGATATAATTGATGGTTTAAGACTTGGCTCTGATATTCCTTTGGATGTTAGATATACCGCAAACACATATTGGGATGTATCCGCATATTGGTATGAGGGGATGCAGGTTTATCAATATACAGATAAGCAAATATGGTATTTTGATGGATCAACATGGAGTACATTGAAACAAACCGGGCCGATAAATATTGATGAAATAAATGGGGGAACTAATTGGACAAATCCTTCCGGAGATTCAATTCAAGGGGGATCATATTAAAAAAATACAATATAAATGTCAGTAATTTATAATGCAAAAATTTTATTGAAAACTGGATCTGGGTTCCCTGGAGTTGTCTTGGATCTAGGGGAGGCGGGATATGATATTAGTTCCAATAAGCTTTGGCTAGGAAATGGTATAGGAAATGCTCCTACTGGCATTACTATGGATTCTTCTTTTAATTTTCTTTGGGATATTGTAAGCGGATTAGAATCCTCTTCTGGAAACTACGCTACTCAAATTTATGTAGATGGGTCTTTAAATAATATTAGATCTACTTATATTCCCGATGTTTCTTTTGGTTTAGAATCCTTTTATTTTGATACTTCTGGATATATTCAAACCTCCGGAGCTGGAGCAATCGGAGCTGGTATCGTTGGAAAATGGAGATTTAATAATACGCTCTCAGATACTGATCCTGGATCAGGATTTTTTCAATTAAATAATGCAGATCCATCATTAGCTACTTACATTTATATAAATAATAATACGCTAGGATCAAAAGATTTAAGCAATATTCTTTTAGATTTCAAAACAGGGGATAATATTTATTTACAAAAACTCCCTCTAGTATCTGAATATGGCATTTTTACATTAACAGGAGAGCCAATTAATGCAATATCTTATGTTAAATTACCTGTTATTTCTACGGGGGTTCATAGTGGCTCTTTTACGAATAACGCAGATTTTGGAACGATATTTTTATATACTGGAAGAGATCAGTTTGCTACAACAAATTATGTTGATGGTTCATTATCATTAAGAGACACTTCAATTGCTTGGTTAAATGATAATAAAGTTAATAATGCCTCCTTGGGATTGTATGCAACTAATGCAAGTGTTGGATTAGCTTTACTTCCTTACGCTACAAACGCATCTATAGGATTGGCAAATTTTCTAAAATCGGTAGATATAAGTTCTTTTGCAACAAATGCTTCAGTAGGATTAGCTTTAGGGCCTTATGCAACTAATGCAAGTGTTGGATTAGCGATCTCTCCATTTGCGACTAATTCAAGTGTTGGGCTGGCATTACTTCCATACGCTACTAATGCAAGCGTTGGGATTGCATTAGGATCTTACGCAACTAATGCCTCAATAGGATTAGCAGGATTTGCCAAAAATGCTTCTTTAGGTTTATACGCAACTAATGCCTCAATAGGATTAGCAGGATTTGCCAAAAATGCTTCTTTAGGTTTATACGCAACTAACGCTTCAGTTGGTTTAGCTTTACTTCCTTACGCAACTAATGCAAGTGTTGGGTTAGCTTTATCTAAATATGTTCCTAATGCTTCTTTGGGTCTTGATTTTTATTGGCAATCTGGATTACTTGAAGTTAGCGTTGGTTCGATATTAACGCCTGGAAAAAATTTAACTTATGATGCATCGGGAAATATTGCATTATCAAATTCTATCAATTTAACTGCGGATGCAAGCATACAAGGGGTGTTATTCATTGATCAACATGAAAAATTCAAAAATTATACTTTATCAAATGCTTCTACAGGGGATCTATGGTGGCAATCGCCAAGATTATTATTTAGAGACGGATCTGCAAATAGAGATATTTTACAAGGATCATTAAAGGGTATTTCTTATCCTGCCTCCCCCAGTGAGGGAGATATGTTTTATAGAAATGATGTTGGTCTTTTATTTGTTTATGATGGAAGTAGGGGAAAATATTTATCGGCTGGAAGATCTACTCTAAATGGAGGTAGAACAACTGCAGTTGCTGGATCAACTGTATATGTAAGAGTAGGAGATGCAACCCAATCAAGTACAGCAGGCTACCGAATGATAAGAAACGGAACAATCACAGGGTTTTCTGTAGTTAACAATAACACGTTGACAGCTTCAAGGGATGTTCAGATACGTATAAATGATGTATCCGCTTTAACACGAACAATAGTCATTGGGCAATCAGGATTTAATTTTGATCAAGCAAATGTCGATTTTTCAGCAGGCGATTTACTTCAAGTTTCTGCTCTACCAGGAGGAACTGGTTCTGCCTTGAATAATTGGATAACTTTAATAGAATTTGCAACAAGATCATAAAAAAATAGAATATTATGTCAGAAGTTTTTAAAATACAAAATATTTCTTTAGGATCAGTTGCTCTAATTGATTTTGGATTAATTATTCCTCCAAATGAAATAGTAGAATTAGAGAATTTTGATCAAACATTATTATCTCCTCAATTAGATACATTATTAAATGATGGTACTTTGGTTAGATTGATTAATGATGTTTCTGTTCCTTATAATCAAGCTTATTCCACTACTATTCAAGTATATAATTTCGATAGTAGTTCTGTTGATGCTTCTATAAATTTACTATTCAGACAAGATATTACGATAAATGCATCCTTAGGGTTACGTCCCCTAACAACTTATGTTGATGGCAGCTTAAATCTTAAAGTAAATCAATCTCTTTTTGATACTTCTATTTCATCTATTGTCAATAAAAATCTTACCCAGGATGCATCAATTATATTAAAAGCTGATAAATCTTATGTTGATGCTTCTATATCCATATTTGCAACGAATGCTTCTATAGGGATAGCCGGTTTTCTAAAATCTGTCGATTTAAATCCCTATGCAACTAATGCTTCAATAGGAATTGCAGCATTTGCTAAAAATGCTTCATTAGGATTATACGCAACTAATGCGTCTATAGGTTTAGCAGGATTTATAACTTCTTCAGCATTAACACCTTATGCAACTAATGCTTCAGTAGGATTGGCTCTTGGAGCTTACACTACTAATGTTTCATCTAACTTAGCTTTTTCAAATAGGGATTCTTCCATTCTTGTACTAAGAAATACAGATATAACAATAAATGCATCATTAGGAATAAGACCTCTGACAACTTATGTTGATGGTAGCTTAAATCTTAAAGTTAATAAAACTTTATTTGATTCATCAATTGCTGCTATTACTTTGAAAGATATAAATCAGGATACATCTATTGCTGGAGCATATACATCTATCAATAGCAGAATTTATGGAAATGAATATCAACTTGCTCAGGATCTTTCTTTATCATCTACAACTTCTACTTCCCCTCAGGCAAAGGTTACAATGACTACAAGCGATTTGCCTTCAGGAACTTATAGAATTACTGTTCATTGGATTTGGAATAGATTAGGCAATAACCAAACTGCTAGTTTCGATTTAACCTTAAACGGAACACCTCAAGGAACTACAAGCACATTAACCATACGCCCAACTAATACAACATCCTGGTACCCCGAATCCAGGAGTTACTTTGCGGATCTTTCTGGAGTAAATACAATTTTATTTAGATACTGGGGGTCAGCTGTGGGAAATAGCACATCAGTATCGGATGCAACAATTGAATTAATTAGAGTAAAATAATAAAAAATATGTATACTTATAATATAAATGATTTTCCCAATAATAAATTTTCTATAGATAGATTAACTAGGGAAATTCAATCATCCACAATTGTAATTTCTCTGGATTTCATAAACACTTCAGCTACAGAAGTCTTCATTTATTTTAAGAGCGATTTATCAGCCGGGGATAAGGACATTTTGGATTCTATTATAGGAAATCATTCGGGGGAGCCGCTCCCTGAAAATACTGTTCAAAATGTTAAGGTTGTTGTTGAACAACCAAAATATATTGAAACAGGGAACACAACTCAAGAATTATTCTGTGCGGAATCAATAGTACTTGATATTCCTGCTTCTGAGGGATCTCATTTTCAAGACATCTCTTGGCCTTTTAATATAGGTCTAAAATCCTCAACATTTTATGTTTCCGATTCGATGATAGGAGATGCTATGAGAGTAAAAATTGCTCCTAATACATTGGTGGGTGCATTAATTGCTCCTCTAAATATAGGAGATACCAGCATTTATGTTAGCCCTACTGTTATTCAGTATGTTAAATATGGTCAATATGTTGGACTTTATGCTGCTCAACAGGAATTAGGAAGGGTAGTTATGAAGGGCGAAAATTATTTAATACTCGATAAACCTTCTGAATCAAATGCTGCAGCAGGATCCCCGATAGTTATGTGTGCTAAGATTGTCCCCTATGTGTTTTTTACTATCCCTGGTAAGATAGAAATTGGAAAAACTGTTACAACTGCGGATAGGGTTCCCGCAAATACTAAAATTAGAATTGAATATATTAATAATACTGGAACTGCTAAAAAAGTCTCTTTCCTTGTAGAATACCTTTACTAATCTCTGATAAAAAAAGCAGGATAAATAAAGAAAATAATGTTCTATCGGGATGCAATACCAATTTACTGAGAGGCTTCCATATATTAAAAGTGTAGAATTTTTTAGTCCTGGCATTAGAAATAGTTTAGAGCCTCTTCATGTAGAAAGAATCCGATATTTTCAAGAAGAAGGGGTCACAGGACATTTTACTAAACAAGAATTCAGATATTCTTGGGATAATGCTACGTGGTCAAATTGGAACACTTTAACTCAAGCTAATTTATCATCTATCTCCTTTAGGGATAAGCCTAATTTTTATTTACATGTAAAATATTCTAGAGCTGGTGCCGGATCTGCAGATATTTCGAGATGGTATTTAATTTATGATGAAATTGCCCCAACCCCCCCTAGTCCTCCAGTAGATTTAAGTATTAATGCATGGTGGTTTAGAGGGGAAGGCCCTGAATATTTCCTGGATCGAGGAAATCATTTTGGCCCATATACAGATCTAAATGTTTCTAATGTTGATGATGGTTCTACAGCAGGGGTTTATTTTGGAAGAGAAGACAGCTCTTTAGGAACAAATTTATATTTCAAAAGAGTAAAAGGAACTGAAGGTATTACAGTTGAAGATGGATCTAATGGTATAATTACTTTAGGATTAGATGCTTCAATTGCCGGGGGAAGTGTTTATGATTCTTCTTTAGATCCAAGTACTACAATGCCTTCTTCTGTTGGAGGTATTCCTGCAGGAACAACAGTGTCTGATTTGAATGGAGATACAATAAGTAGCCTTTGGGATGCTCTTTTATTTCCAACAGCTTATCCTACATTAACTGCTCCAAATAATTCTTTTTCAAGTAATGCAGGAAGTTTACAAGAAATTGGAGCAAACATAAATATAATTTTTACTGCTTCGTTTAGCCGAGGATCTATTTCTCCTCAATATACTGCAACTTCTCCTTATAGGTCTGGTTTACCTAATACGTATACTTATACAGGAACAGGTATTGCTGGTTCAGTAAGTTCTACATCTTTAACAGATGCAAGTACTTTAACAGGATATATTGTTCTTGCCGGATCTCAATCATGGACAAATACAGTTTCTTATGATGCCGGGGTTCAACCTTATGATAGTAAAGGGAATCCTTATAATTCTCCTTTATCAGCTGGAACTACTTCTGCAAAAACAGTTTCTTTGGAGGGAGTTTATCCTTTATTTGGAACGACTGTAGATATTAATACTTTAACTAAACAATCTTTAGTTTCGATGATTTCTGGAAATAATATTGCATTTATCATGGTTCCAGAATCGGGAGGGTCAAAACAAAAATTTGAAATTCCTAATGCATGGCTTTTATCAAGACCATTAGTTGGGGTTCAAACTTATAATAGCTTTACTATGAATTGGGAATATGAAGGAGGAAATGCAGCTCAATCTTTATTAAGATGGACAACTTCTTCTGTAACAGAAACGATTCAAGGAAATACTATAAATTATACAAGGTATACTTACAATAGCACAGATAGAAGTTCAATACAAATAAGATTAGTTTTTTAAGAAATAAAATAATTTAAGATAATGTCACGTAATAAGGGAACTTTTAATTTTTCTGCAAACTTTGAACCCCTACTTAAAGCGCCATTAGATGCTCGCCAAGTAGTTGGTACTTTTGCAGATCTTACCGATCCCTCAACTTGGAAAGATGCCGATGAGCTTGTATGGTTATACAATGGCCTTATCGTTGGAGTAGGTAATGATGCAGATCCTTCATTAAATGGAGCTTATTTTCTAAAGGATGCTGATAACTATACAAATGCTCTTAGCTGGTCAAAATTAGGTGGGGGAACAGTTATAGATGTAAGTGCTTTAATGGCTTATATTGATGGTTCCATTGCAAGATTAGATGCTTCAATAAATCAACTTTGGACATACGTTGACGGATCTATTACTCAAATATGGGATTATTTAGATTCCGCACCTTTTGTTAAAGAATCTTCTTTAGGCTCAAGTTTTTATTGGGATGCATCCGGATTATTAGATGTCAGTATTGCCGGGGGATCATTTACAGGGGATGTAAGCACAAGCCATGTATTTTATGATCCTGCATTAGATCCAAGTTTAGCAATGCCTGCTGCTGTTGGAGGTATTCCTGCAGGAACAAAAGTTTATGATTTACAAGGGGATTCTTTAAGATCTATTCTTAATGATTTATTATTCCCGACTGTAAATCCAACTTATGTTGCTCCATCCGGATCTTTTACAGATAATGTTGCTAATCTACAAGAAATTGGGGCAATGATAAATCCTCAATTTACGGCTTCATTTAACAGAGGACAAATTTTAGTTAGCGGAATTTTCCAGGATTATCGTTCGGGTTTACCTAATCAATATGATTTTACAGATGCTTCAGCAAATACTTTATTAATTGATGCTTCTTCAACCTCATTATCTAATATACAAACGGTTAATAATTATCTTGTTAAAATAGGAAGTCAATCATTTACAAGCACAATTTATTATGATGCTGGTCCTCAGCCTTATGATAATAAAGGAAATCCTTATGGAACTCCTTTAACAGCTGGAAGTGTTGGGCCCTATAGTACTTCGTTTGAAGGTGTTTATCCACTATTTGCTACAACTTCAAATATCACTACGCTAACGCAGCAAACATTAGTTTCGATGTTAACAGGGAATAATATTACGATGACATTAGTTGCTGAAAGCGGTGGAAACAAACAAAAATTTGAAATTCCTACTGCATGGACAGGTGCACCAACAAACAGGCCTTTAGTAGGGGTTCAACAATATAATACAGTTTCAGGCCAATGGGAATATCCAGGTGGTTCAGCTGCAACATCCTTAACATTATGGACTACATCTTCTGTAACAGAATCTGTCCAAGGAAATACAATAAATTACACACAATATACATATAACGGAACCGATCGAAGTAGCGTACAAATTCGATTAGTATTCTAAAATAAAGAATATGAATGTCAAGAAATAAAGGAACATTTAATTTTGCAGCGAATTTCGAGGTCCTTAATAAGGCTCCTCTCGATGCAAGATTAGTTGTAGGTACTAAGCAAAATCTTATTACTCCTGCCATTTGGCAAGATGTAGCTAGCAATGTGTGGCTATATAAAGGTATTGTTGTATCTGTTGTTTCTGATCCTTCAGTTGAAAATAACGGTCTATATTTCTTAACAGACGAAACTCAATATACAGATTATAATTATTGGGTAAAAGTTAATGGAGCAGTTCCTTCTGATCCTAGTGGAACATCCTGGGCTACATTCCAACTAAATAATGGAAATAATGGAGTTATATTAAAAGATGTTTCTGGAAATCTTGAAATACTTACTTTTGATGGCTCTACTTATGCTGGAATAACAGCAGGCTCTATTAGTATACAATCAATTAAAATTGATACACTTAACGGAGCTCTTTATGCTCAAGATGGGAGCGTATATGCAGTTCCGGGATCACAGGTTCTCTTAGGATATAATGGAAATATTATTGGAAATGATATAACTTCATTCTTTCCAATAGTTCACGATTTAAGTACTCTTCATCAATCGATAACTGTTTGGGATCAAAATACAAATGAAGTAATTTATCCTGATATTATAAGGGGTGCAAGTACTAATTATGTTTCATTTAGTTCTCCTCCTCCCTCTGGAGCTAATTATAATTTAGTTATTGTTGGTTTTCCTGAGTAAAAAGACTAAAAATTTGATTAATTTTTTGAGATAAATAAAGTAAAATAAAATAATTTCATCAAACTATGGCGAAATATGTACAACCTAACTTTATCGTTGATTCCAGTGCAGCATTTCTACGAAATGTAACATTTGATTCATCGGTTTATTTACAAGGTGTAACTCACATATCAAGTCCTGCAGCTTCTTCAATCGGAACTCCTTATGCTTTAGTTGTTGATTCGATTGGTGCGGATGTACAAATTCAAAGCAAGCAGCTTGGAACAATGGCATTCGAAACTTCGACCAATTACTATGGCAAAACTCAGGTAGACGGACTTATTGCTGATGTATCACTTGTTCAAAGTAACTGGCAAAAAGCCCAGGATGCTTCTATTTCCGCATTAAGAGCTTGGGAGCTTTCACAGGACGCTTCCATAGTTACTTTGCAAAATCAGATCGCAGCGATCAACATTGCTGAAGTTTCTACAAGAATTTTTGATCTTGAAACTTCCGTTGGCGCACTCGATATTTTAACTCAAGCTCATACAGCTGAATTAGCTGTTCATGATGCTTCAATTGGTTCATTAACTTCATGGCAAATTTCTCAGGATGCTTCTATTGCAGCTATTCAGGGAAGGGATGCTGCTCAGGATGCTTCTATCATAGCTTTAAGAGCTACTGATGTTACACAGGACGCTTCTATTGTAGCTTTACAAAATGTTGATACACAGATTAAATCTGACGTTTCCGCATTATGGGCATGGGACCTTTCTAAAGATGCTTCCATCATAGCTTTAAGGGCAAAAGATGCTAATATTGATACTTCATTAAATGCTCTTTGGTCTTATGAAGCTATTCAGGATGCTTCCATTGCTGCTATCGGTGGCGGATGGAAACCTTATGTAGATGGTTCATTAGCAACAAGAGATAGTTCAATTGAATTCTTATTTGCTTGGGATCTTGCAAAAGATGCTTCTATAGTAAGAATCGATGCTTCATTAAATGATGTTATTGACATCTTTACAATTCTTAATGCTTCTTTAGGACTTTATGCTACATTAGCTTACGTAGATGGTTCTTTAGCTGAAAGAGATAGTTCAATAGACAAATTATTTGCTTGGGAACTTTCTCAGGATGCTTCTATTCAAGCTCTTAGAACTTGGGATCTCTCGCAGGACGGTTCAATCATAGCTCTAAGAACAGCTAATACAAACCAGGATACATCTATTGCAGCTCTTGATCTTTTAACACAGAGACATGAAGCTTCCATTGGTTTCTTAGTTGGATGGGATCTTTCCCAGGATGCTTCTATTATAGCTTTAAGGACAAAAGATACCAACATTGATACTTCATTAAACTTCTTGGCTAACTGGAATGTTAATCAGGATGCTTCTATTGAAGATCTAAGAACCAATCTTGAAACTAGCTTAGGACTTTATGTTCTCAAAGCTGGGGATACAATGACTGGGCCTCTTGTAATAAATGCAGGTGGACTTCAAGTTGCTGGAGACGTATCTATTATATCTAGTGGAAATCTATACGTTGACGGCGATGCAGCTATTAAAGGAAGTTTAACTATTAACGGATCTCTATATGTAGTTGACGTAGAATCAATTGATGTATCTTCTGCATATATCCATCTTAATACTGGTTTAACAGGAGCTCCTCCATTAACTCTACAGTCCGGTATTGTAGTAGGAAGAGGAACAGAGAATCCATACGTATTCGTATATGACGAATCTCAACAGACCTTTAGAATTGGTATTGCAACTCTTTCAGGAGGACAGTATCAGGATTCTTCAACACAGGCGGTAGCAACCAGAGAGGATAGCCCTCTAGCTGGAGGTATTGCTTTCTGGAATGATACTCTTAATAGATTTGATACAAGTACAGGATTTACAGCAGCTTCAGTTTTAAATCATTTTACAACTCTTGATGCTTCTGTTCAGGATCTCAGAACATGGCAGGGAATCCAGGATTCTTCTATTGCTCTATTAGAAACTTGGCTAAATGATGTTTCAACTGATAAAATCTCAGCCGTTGCTTCAACAACTGGAGTATCTGGTATCGAGGTTTATTCTGGGGAAGCTAATAACGTAGCTTACATTAAACGGATCGTTGCTGGTTCCGGTGCATCTATTACATCAGATGCTTCAACAATCACAATCTCTGTTACCGGAGCAACATCATTAGTAGCTAAATATATTGGAACTTTTGATGGTACTGCAGGTTCTTCATTCTCAATACCTCAAACAACTCACCAATTACCTGCTCCAGGGCCATATACTCTTTCAGTTTATGAAAATGGACTTGAGGTTTATGTAGATGTAGCTATTAACGGAAGCGGTGATATTGACCTTACTTGGGCTCCAGGATCACTTACCGATGCTTCTTGCAGATTCATTATCACTGGATAAAAATGAATATGAATATTAAAAATGGGTTGGTTTTTCCAACCCATTTTTTTGTCGGATAAATAAGATATAAAAAGAATAATTATGCCTTATTTTACAATAGGAGATAAAATGCTGATGGCTAATGGAGCCTATGTTGTAGGTAATGAACCATTAATTCCAGAAACCCCTATATTACAATTTATAACGGATGCCTCTTATATTAGTCCAACCCTTTATCCAAATAGCGGGATATTAACATGGAATTTGGGGGATGCTTCTTCTAACGTAATTGCCAATGGTTTAGAACATGATTATGGAAATTTGCTAGATAAAACTGTAAGGGTGTATCAAGGAACTACTTCGGGTGCAAATTCCATTAATACGATTAATTTAGCTTATGATAAAGTAAAACCCAGTCTTAATTTATCAAATTTCTCTATTTTACAATCAGTTTATTTAGATTATAACCAGAAACTTACTTCTATTAATTTTCCCGAAACAAGTATAGCTTTTTTTATTCAAGCGCCCAATTGTAGTTTAGGAACTTTAGATTTAAGCCCTTTAACGGGATTATCCAGTTTAAACCTTCTAAATAATTATCCTTTAAGTTCTGCTAGTTTCCCAAGATCCCCCAAAACTATTACTGCATTTAATGTTGCAGTAACAAATTTTACAGGAACCATGGATATTTCGGGATTAACGGGACTTGGAGGAAATATATCTCTTTATAATAATTCTAAAATGACCCAAATAAGATTTCCAGAAAGTAGCACAGCAGTTACTCATCTTTATTTACAGGGGTCTGGAATAGAAGGAATATTAGATTTAACCCCGTTTAAAAAATTAGGAGGTAATCTTTATTTAAGTTGTACAGGAAAAGTTACTGAATTTAGGAATCCTTCTTCTGGCGAAATAATTACTGGTTATTATGTCCATGGAAATAAAATGCAGGCTTTAGATGTTTCCAGTTTCTCAAAATTAGGAGGAGTTTTTTATGCAACAGATTGTCCAAGTTTAAATAAAATTTATCATGGGCCTTCTTCCCAAAATTTTTCAGATTACCGAATTTATAATTCAGATTTAATAGGAACCCATGATATGTCTTGTTTATCTGGATTTGGAGGAATGTTTTCATGCTATGGAAATAAAAAATTAAACTATATAATAAATCCTACTACCTCTAGACCTTTTTCAGCTTATGTAACAAATGATTGCTGTTTATATCAATTAGATTTAACAATGCTAACTGGTCTTGGGGGGCAATTACAGTTTTCAAGAAATCCATTATTAACTGAAATAAAATTTCCTGCTACTTCTCAAACAATTACTGAATTAGGATTATATAACGCTGGTATTACTTCTTTAGATGTTTCCTCTATGACAGGACTTAGGGGTAATATGTGGATGTATAGCAACCCAAAATTACAAAGCGTTAGGTTTCCTAATATTTCTTCAAGAATTTATACATTTTCATTATATGATTGTAGTTTAAATGGAACATTAGATGTTTCTAATTTAAGCGGTATTTCTGATTTCTTTTTGATATGGAATAATCAGACATTAGATGAATTAATTCTTCCAAGCACATTAAATCATCAATTTATTCGTTTTGATGCAAGTAATTGCTCCTTAAGTCAGTCCTCGGTAGATGATATTCTTCATAAATTTAGAACTTTTTGGGATGCAAGTTTGCCTGTTCGTGATATGACACTAAATTTATCCGGAGGAACAAATTCTTCGCCAACAAATGGATCTTTAAATACAGATTATTTAACTATAAAAAATATTTTTGATAATAGTACAGCTTATAATATCTCAATTTACATTAATTAAAGGGGATAAATATAAAAATAAGAAATTAATATGTCATACGTAATTTATAATGGAAAGCGAGTAGTATCTGGAAACAAATACGTTAAGAGTGTTACCCCGATAATACCATTGTTTGCTGGATGGACAAATTCAACATGGGACACATTTATATCGTCAGGACAAAATATAATCAGTGCTATTGAAGCTCAAGGAACTAAAGGGGAAGCAAATACAGAATATCTTCCGTTTGAAGTTGGGGATATTATAAGAATTACAGGAAACCTAACTCTTAATTCTGGCGTTTATCCAACAAATACTGCTGAAATACATCTTATAAATCAATCATTTGGATTAGTGGGAACAGCTACGTTTAATCCAGATATAGCTATAAATGCTGGTTTTGAAATTACTTCTTGGCCAACTATGAATTTTTGCTTGAGATTCCAAAATTATAACAAAACTAATGGTAATGCATGTAATTGTTCATGTCAGCTTTTAATTTATAAACTATAAAAATAAAGATAAAAATATGTCGTACGTAATTTATAATGGAAAAAGAGTCACCTCAGGTGGTAAATATGTAGGAAAAATATCTTCGCCTGATAAAATTGATTTTCTTAATTCATCAACAGATAATATCACGTTTAGTTCTTTACCAGATATTACAGGAAGTAAAACTATAAAAGCCCGAATGTATCTTCAAGATATTGCTAGTGATTTTTCTCTTGCATGGAGCCCTGCTTCTGGAAATGATTATTTACGAATAGATTATGGAACTGGAGAGTTTGGTGTAACGTTAATGGTAGAAGTTAATTACTCTGCCAATAGAAGACAATATGATTTAGCTGCAGAAGGTGTATTAGGAGTTCCATTTTCTTTAGAAATTATAAAAGGCACCGGCACAATTAGTTCTGTTAAATTTAATGGAATAGAAGGAACTAATTTAGGAAGTTCTTTACAATTTGGGCCACAAGCTTTTAGTAGAATTAGAGGTGGAGATCATTCTTCAATATGGAATCTTGAAATAGTAGGTTCTCATAAATGGATAGGTTACCCTTATGGAAATACAGATGCTGCATGGGTAGACACGATTGGAAGTATTAATGGGACAGTTTCAGGGTCCCCAGGAACAAGAAATGTATTATAATATAGGAAAGAATAAATATTAAGATATAAGCTATTAAGAGTTATTTCTGGATAGTGAAAGAAAATAATTAAAAAAATGGCTCACGAATTTAAAGTCAAGAATGGTCTTCTTATCGAAGGATCGACCAATTCACAGCCCGTTATAGCAGTTAGGAATGCTTCAACTGAAATTACTCAGGATGCCTCTTCCCTTTTAGTTACTGCAAAAGCAATTCACGATTATGTGGATTCGCAATTAAATCCTTTAAATACTTCCTTAGGGTATTATCATTCATGGAATTTATCTCAAGATGCTTCTATTCAGAGAATTGATGCATCAATCAACAATACTATTGATGCGTATTCTATTTTCATTCTTAATACATCTCTAGGAACAGATTTTTATTGGGAAAATGGATATATTGAAGTAAGCGTTGGGGGCGGGACAGCTAGTGATGCTAGTTTAACTCAACTTTATAATTGGCAAATTTCCCAAGATGCTTCTATAAATATTCTTAGGGCTAAAGATGCTTCTCAGGATGCTTCTATTGCTTATTTGAGTGGATGGAATTTATCTCAGGATGCTTCTATTACTTTTCTAAGAAATTGGGGTATTTCTCAAGATGCTTCTATTACAGGATTAAGATCCTGGGAGATTTCTCAAGATGCTTCTATTGATTTTATCAAAGCTAATTTTATTAGATCATCTTCGACAGGGAATACAATTTATTGGAATAATGGAGTATTTAATGCTAGTCTAGGATTAAAAAATCTTTCAGATGTTTCCATAGTTGGAGATCCTTCCCTATACGATGTTCTTACAATGGGGGTTTCTGGTAAATGGGAATTTCAAGAAAAAGAATGGTATGTAGATTCTAGTTTAATTCAACCGGTAAATTCAGATTATGATGTTCAGTTAAATTCTATTCAGATAGAAGAAGATGCCGGGTCTGTTTCTATAATGGATATGCCTGTTTCTTCAACACCTGCATCCGGAACTGAAGAATCTTATACATTTAATCTTGATGGGAACCCAATGCTAACAATTTATGGAGAAGCTACAGGAGCAGGCGGGGTTCAAAATAAAATGATAGATTCTGTTGTTGCTTTTAAAGCAGAATCTAGTTTATATTTTACTGGAATTTCCGAATCTGAAAAAACTAAGATTCTTTATTATGACCCTGCCTCTGGTCAAGTATATTATGGGGATCCTTCTACTTCATGGGGAGGAGAATCCTTATGGGATGTTAGCACAGACACTACAACTGTTTATCTAAAAGATCCTTCTGATAATTTGCAGCTTTCATATATTGAAATGCAAGAAAATGGCGGGACAATGACTTTCGTAGATCTTCCTTGTTCAAGTACTGCAGGGGAACAAAGCTATTCTATGAAAATTGACGGATCAGCAGCTCTTAAAATATATGGATCCGGATCTGGGGCTGCATTAAGTGAAACCGCTGTTGTAATGGAAGCAACATATTTTGCTCTTGGAGATCCAAATACAAATGGATCGTGGAGATTAAAAATAGACATTTCGGGAAATTTAAGTGTTCAAAAAAGGGAATCTGGAAGCTGGATAGAAAAAGGCAATTTCAATTAATATGATTAATAGATTAAAATTATCAGGACAAAGTATTAATTCAAATAAGATGTTCTTATTTGGCGGGGAGGGAGTGTCTTCAAATAAATTATTACTTGGTGAACCTTCAATTTATATCATTCCTACCTATTATACATTATTTACATTGGATGATTCTATAGGGGATAGCGGAACAACTCCAATGAATGGATACTACAGCAATTATTATCTTGAATATTATCAACCAGGTATCGGCGGAACCGAAGTATTAAGAACCATTGATATAGATGCAGCTGGCCAAATGACTTATGATTCTTCAATAGCTTATTCTTATCCTACCAGATGTACCTCATTAAATGGTATGGTTTTTATTACAAAATCTGTAGGACAATCAATATCTTCTTTTTATTTAAATCCGAATACAGGATCCATTTCTTTATGGAAAAACAATAGTTTTCCTCTAATTCCACGAACAGACGGATATTTAGGATCCTGTCAAGGAAAATTAATTCAAGCTGCAAATGGAGCTTCCAATTCAGTTATTGAAGTTTATTCTTATACAACCGATTCATCTGGAACTTTAACAAGGGATAGTTCCTTAACTTTTTCAACTGTTTATACAGGATCGAGTTATAATAAAAGATTAATTTCTGGAAAAGACTTTTGTTATCTCATGAGAGTTGCTGATGGAAGTGTAGCTCATACAGATATTTTAACTATATCTGGAGGAGTTTTAACGGATACGGGATATGATATTTCGGTAGGCGGAGTATGGGAGGATCTATTATTTGACGCCTTTGAAGATAATGGCTATCTTTATTCTTCTTATAATGGATCCAAAATTACTAAACATCAAATTCATATAGGAACAGGTAACCCAGCTTTAATAAATGAAGTAAGTTCTCCATATATTGGAATTTATTCTAATTTAATAAATGGAAAAATTATTAATGAAAGCAATGATGATTATACAGGGGTAAATGGATTTTTAAAAAGCTATGATGAAGCTACATTTACTTTAGATGGATCTTTTGTTCATAATGCTAATACTGGAAAATTTCATTCTGGAATAACCAAAATTGATAATAGTACTTTTATTACATCCAGAAATGCTATTGCTGGTGGACATTATTTCCTAGAAACATTTACATTAACATTTAACCAATAATGGGATTAAATTATAAAATAAAGCCTTCGAGCCCGAATTATCTTATTCTTTCACAGGATGTTTCGAGCCAATTATTTCTTCAAGGAGAATTTAATTTTCCCGTGGTTATTTATGGATCAAATTCCTATGCTGGCGGGAAATATACTATTGATGGAGGAAAAAATTGGGCAGATGTTTCTGTCGGAGCTTATTACCCTGCTGAATATACGGCTATAGGTTCCAATGGATTAGGAAGTAATACTAATCTTTCCCCTAATCTACAGGATTGCATGGTTTGGAGCTGGTCTACTAGTGCAGGATACGGTATAAAATTCTTAACAAATGACGGAGGACATACTTGGGTTAGCGAAGCTGAAACAACAACAGCTTCAACATTAGAATATACCCATTGGAATCAGACAAATGGGGTCGGATATGTCGGAGGATGGGCAAATTATAATAAGAAAACTACAGACGGAGGAAAAACATTAACACTTATGAGTGTGTCCAATGTGATCAATTTTGATTCTGCTGATGATGCTAGCTATATTTATGGAGGGAGAACTAGTACAAAAAGAATTTATAGATCAACTGATAATGGGGAAAATTTTACTGAAGTTCTCGTTGGCACAAGCGATTCAGGGGATCATACTGTAGTCAAATGTGATAGAACAGGACAATATGTATGTGCATATTATGGGGGAAGAAGTAGATATTGTTATTTTTCAAATGATTATGGGGTAAATTTTTCATCAGCTCTTCCTGGTTCTTTGAATTCAAGAATGACAATTACAAGGGATTCCTCTGCAATAATCTATGATGCTGCAGCAGATTCTTCTATTTTTATTTCAAATGATCAGGGAGCTAACTGGCATTCTGTAATTTCTCCATTTGGTACTTCAAGCGTGATGTTTAGAAATGATTTTATCCATGATGAAGTTTATGCTTATGCTCAAAATCAAAATAAAGTTTATAAATTAAAAAAAGATAGAACGGATTTTGAATTATTTACAATTTTGGATCCTTCTATTGGCGGGGCTTTTGAACCTAGTCAATATGGCCGAGGATTTGCTTATGTCGGAACAGATAATCAGACAATTTATTTTTCTAGAAATGGACAATCAAATTGGAGGCTTGCCTATTCCGGATCTAATGTAACTTATTTAATGGTATTATAACATGGGTTTAATTATAGGAAATATTATACAGGCTGATGAAGATTTTGAAGCTTTGTTTACTCTCCCAGGAGGGGATACAAGGGTTCCTATGGTAATTAGTCAAGGTAAATTTTATGAAGTTTCAGGGATAGATTTGGAACAAGAAATCTACTTTCTTATTGAGAATAATGGCCCCGGTGCAGAGATCTTTTTTAGTGATGAATCAAAGTTTACAAAATTGTAAACCCAGAAATATATAAAATAAATGATTTGAAATGGCATTCACAGTAAATCATATAGAAATAGACGGATCCATAAATATTGATGGCTCTATCTTTCAATGGAATCAACCATTTGTCGGAGGAGGAGGCGGTGGGGGAACCGGGGATGTTGCCTGGGGGTCTGGAAATGTTGGGTCTGATAATCAAATAATTACAGCTTTAGGAGATGGATCTATAGTTGCAGAAACGGGTCTAACATTTGATGGAAGTATTTTTGCTGTCAAGGGGGATGCTAGTATTTCAGGAGCTTTATATCTTAATAATAAATTTACATTAAAAGATGCTTCTGATAGACCTGGGCTTCTTGAAATCTCTAACACGGGATCCTGGGCTGGTATACAAATTAAAGCAGCTGATAATTTATTATCATTAATGACTAATGGTTATTTTTCTGCTTTATATGATGATTCAAATAATCAATATATTTTTTCATATACTCCTTTAGGGGGAATGACACTTTATAATAATGGATCTGAAAAATTTGAAGTTACTAATTCGGGTGTAAGAGTTAACGGAGATGTTAGTACAAATGGAAGTATGATTGTAGATTCAAGTTCTCAATATTATTATTTAGGAAATCCAGGTCAAAATGGTAGTTGGAGATGGTATATTGAAGTTACTACTGGGGATTTAATATTCGAAAAACGAGTTAGCGGTACCTGGACTTATAAATCTAAAATTAGTTAATTTATGTCTTGGAAAGCTGACAAAGTATCTATAGGAAATTCTTCTTTAAGTAATATTACCTTAGATGTTAGCGGTAATGTTAAAATATCTGAATTATCAGGAGCAGATACTCGTATGGTTATAGTCAGCCCTGATGGATCATTGGGTTCTCAAGCAATTTCTGGGGGAGGTTCTTCAACAATATATGGTTTATTTGGAAATGGCCAATATGGAGATGCTACTTTAGATGCTAGCATTACATTAACTCAAGAAATGAATTATAATAATCTTACAATAAATTCAGGAGTTTATTTAAATACTGCTGGTTTTGTTATAAGGGTATTTGGAACTTTAACTATAAATTCGGGAGGGCATATTGCTTGCGATGGAACTAATGGGGGAAACGGAACATCTACATCTGGAGGAGCTGGCGGTCAACCACCATATTTAAAAGGAAGTTCCCCATATCCATATCCTTTTGGATCCTTTCCGACACCGGGAGGAACTGGCGGTCTTTATACTTCTTCTGGAACGAGTAATACATCTGGATCTATTGGCGGAGGTGCTAATACGACAACAATCTCAAGCACTCCTTATATTCTTAGAGCTGCTACAGGCGGAGGTGGAGGAGGAACCCATGGCTCCGGAACTAACCCTGGTCAATCAACAGGAAGTTATACTATGATGATTGCTGGTCAAGGGGGGACAGGAAGAACAGCTATAGGAACTACATCTGCCAGATGCGGAGGAGGCGGAGGCGGAGGTGCTGGTGGCCAAATAATTATTTATGCCAATACCATTAATAATGCTGGCACCATTCATGCAAATGGTGGTAATGGTGGAAATGGATATTATTATAACTCTACTACCCAAGGCGGTGGAGGCGGCGGCGGTGGAGGCGGGGTTGTTTTACTTTATTATAGAAATACAACTGGCTCTGGAATTGGAACTCTTCAAGCAAGTGGAGGTTCTTATGGATCATGGGGGTCTGGTGGAAGCAATGGTTCTTCTGGTCTTACAAAATATTATCGAATTCAATAAATTATGGGTCTTATAACAGATAAATTATCAGTTGGAAATTCATCTTTAGGAAATTATACGCTTGATGTAAGCGGTAATTTAAAAGTAGAATCCTTAAAAGGAACAGGGATAAGAATTATTGTAACTGATGCAAGCGGAACATTTTCAACATCTGCAATACCCGGAGTTATAGACGAAACAGATTTAGTAGGTATTTGGGGGGATGGCTCTGATGGGGATGTTACCCTTTCAGGAATGAATACTCTTTCCAGGGAAATGAACTATAGAAATCTTACATTAAACTCTGGAGCTACATTAAATACTGCTGGATATATTGTTAGGGTTTCTGAAACATTAACTATGAAACCTGTTTCATACATTTCTTGCGATGGATCTGCTGGTCAAAATGCTACACAAAGTATAAGGGGAATAGGCGGGGGATCGACTATGAGTGCAGCTCGTTATCCATGGCAAAGTACTCCTGGAACCGGGGGAAACGGAGGTCAAAGACAAGCATCGGGAACAACTAATTATGCTCCTGGAAGTGCAGGATCAGCCACCGTCGGAGGATTTATATATGGCCCTCATATTTATACAGTTGGTGCTGGAGGAGGTGGGGGAGGAGCTCATGGGGGAACTTCCGGAACTGTTTACGTGGCAACAGCGGGGGGAAGCGTCTGGGGAGGTTATCTCGGAGGAATTGGAGCTACAGCAGGAACCACAGGTTCTGGATATGCTTCTGGAGGCGGAGGCGGAGGCGGAGCTGGTATAGTTACTGTATTTGCTAAAGATGTAAGCGTTACATCAACTTCTAATTATTTACAAGCTAATGGTGGTAGAGGAGGAAACGGATATTATACTTCTTCATCAGTTTATGGAGGAGGCGGTGGTGGCGGCGGCGGTGGATCTGTCTCCTTATTTTATCAGACGAATAAATCCGGTGTTCTTCCAACGCTAAGAGCTACTGGAGGATCTTACGGGTCCTATGGATCTAGTGGAGGAAACGGAATTGATGGAAGAACACAAAGCTATAAAATATTTTATCCAGATATTCAATTGGATCCTGCAAGTATTAATTTCCCTGCTGAAGTTACATCAGGTCAAACAATACAAGTAATAACGGATCCTCAAGATGTTGTATGGACTATTTCAGAATCTATTTCTTGGGCTGGAACGTCCACTGTTTCCGGGGTGGGAAGCGGATCGTTTGTAATCAATTGTTCAGATCAAATAAATGGGGGTTCAGCAAGATCAGGATATTTATATGTGGACTGTTCAAATTATAGTTTAGTTCCAAGAAGAAGTGTTTATATTACACAGGATTCTAGCGCACTTGAATTGACATTAGGACAAGGGGGATATTATGGAAGTACAGCTTTTAGTTCTTGGGATTATGATTTTCAACAATATTGCGATTATGATTCCTTTGATGTTTCTGCAAATGGCCCATGGACTATAACCCCTGCCTATGCACAAAATAATTTCTATTTGAGTCAGTATTCTGGATCGGCGGGGAATACAACTGTGTGGATTTCATATTATGGAAGTAGCATGGAGAGCGCCGCTTGGACCGTAAATATTGGGGGATCAGGTGCAGCAAATATATATTGTAATTCTGATAGTATGTGCTATTAAAATAAGTAATTTATGGGATTAATTACTCCACAAATAACAATTAATCGAGGGGATGAGACTTCTAATTTTGCTGTCGATGTAAGCGGAACTATAAGGGTTTCTTCTGCATCGGGAGCTAATAAAATGGTTGTGGTAGATGCTTCCGGGGTTTTAAGTAGTCAAAGTATGTCTGGCGCGGATGCTTCGGGAACAGGAATTGTAGGCTTATTTGGGGATGGATACTTAGGGGATTATACTCTTAGTTCTGAAATATCATTAATTTCAGATAGATCCTATAATAATTTAACTATTAATAGTGGAGGAATTATTAATACAAATGGATATGTATTAAGAGTTAGAGGAACTTTAACTATTAATTCAGGAGGATATATTCGTTGTAATGGGGGAAATGGATATGATGGATATCCAAGCCCCACCAGCGGTTATGGAGGAACTGCCCCATATAGTACTCATCCTGAATTTGGGGTTCCCGGATATGGAGGAGACGGGGGCCAAGCTTATGGAGCAGGAACTACGGGAAATATGGGAGCAACTTATGGATCCTATTCTGTTAGTGCAGCATATAGTCCTCCTCCTTTTTATCGAGCTGGCTCTGGTGGCGGTGGTGGTGGACAAGTAGATGATGGAGTATCTGGTCAGGCAGCAACTCAAGGAGGGAGTGTTTGGGTTTATGCAGGTTTAGGCGGAGATGGAAAATATGGGGGGTATCCAGCTTCCAGCTGCTATATGAATGGTGGCGGCGGAGGTGCTGGAGGGGGAGTATGCTGTGTTTATGCTTATACTATAAATAATGCCGGGTCAATTGAAGCTAAAGGAGGTAATGGAGGTAATGGATTTACTATGTATGGAGCTGATTCAGGAGGTGGCGGAGGAGGCGGCGGTGGTACAGTTGTCGTTTTTTATAGAAAAACTTCTGGTTCAGGGGTAGGAAGCTTATCAGCAGCTGCTGGAACCACTGGAACTGGAGGAACGCTATATGGATCTAGCCCTACATCTGGAGTTACAATGAGTTGTCGTATTTAAAACATAAAAAATGGAAAATCAAATTCCGCTTAAAATTACAGGATTAAAATATAATAAAGAAACAAATAAATTAGAAAGGTCTTTTGATCCTGTTTCTCAAGAAGAATTAGACAATATCTCCAATTATAGGTTATCCTTTTGTCAAAGCTGTAAAGAATTTACGAATCAAGGAAAATGTAAACTTTGCGGATGTATGATGAAGCCAAAATCTTCTTTTATTTGGCCTTTGGATGAAAACGGAAAAGCATTCAATTTTATTTTAGAAGATGGATTAAATTATGTTTGTAGATTAAAAAAATGGTAAAGAAAATCTTAAGGATATTTAAGCATATACTAAAAGGATATGCAAAATGGGCTTGGTATTATATCTCAAAATCCTATAGAGAAAAAATAAAGGCCGAAGCAAAACGAAGAATTGAAATTTGTGAAAAATGCCCTTATTTCGAATCAACTATGAGAATTTGTTCTTTGTGCGGGTGCTTTATGGATATAAAAACTAAATCTATAGACGAAATATGCTATGATAATAGATGGTAAGAGCTCAACGAGCTCTTTTTTATTGAATATATAAAGAAAGAATTATTAATAAATGGCAGATTGTACGAATCCTCAAGAACAACAGGTTAGCGGAGCATTTCCAGGAAGTCAAGGACAAAATACCGGAGGTCTTCAAGTAAATCTTTCCGAAGATGCTTTGAATATTTTTAATCCTAACCTTGCTCTTGCAGCAGCTCAAACATATAATACTTTAAATAGTGTTGCAAATCAAATGTTTGGGATTGATGCTAGATGGTTTCGTGCTGTCCCTCAGCAAAGATCAAAGGATGTTATTTTTCAGGAATACACTTTATCCTGTGTTGAAGATACACCAGTTTGCTTAAAAGTAGTTGTCGGCCCAAATGGTTTTCCCGATAGTAAATATCAAATGGATTTAATGGGATTACAATACGAATTACCTACACAAATTGAAATTGATAAAAAATATTGGGAAACTACCGTCGGATTTGGAACAGCTCCTCAGAAAAAGGACATCGTTTATCTTCCTCTTCCAAATAAATTATATCAGGTAGAATCATCTTTTTTAAAAAGGGGATTCATGGAGCAGGAAACTACTTGGGTAGTTAATTTAAGAAAATATCAGCCAGAAGCTTCACGAAGAGAAGGAGAAGCTCTCAAAGAAACTATTGACAAATATACAGTTGGAGAACAAGAATTATTTGGAGAAGCTATTCAAGATAATATTGAAAAACTTACAGATAAGAAACAAACATCTGCTTTCAGTTCAACATCTCAAGATATTTACAAAACACTTGATCCAAGTTTAAGAACAGTAAATTATAATCTTGACATTAATGGAATTATTGCTGCTCAGTCATTATATGAAATGAAAAGCTCTGCTTTATTTAATGCAGTAAGATATAATGCTTCAGATCATATTACAACTACTTCTGATAGAGCTCTTACTTCATGGGTAATGCCTAAGAATTTTGCTGCTAAAGAATATGATGTGGAATTAATAGAAAAAAATGGAACATTAACTCCCCCAGCTAATTATATTATAAAATTAACCTCGACATCAAAAAGATTTTTTAATGATGATGTATTTACTATTTCAAGACCTGGTGCTTTAAATTTTTATGCAAAAATTATTGATGATAACAATTCTAATACGGGGACATATTATTGCAAAATAGATGAGGATGTAGAAGCTTATTTAAATTCTTTGAATGCAAATTGGGCTTCTATGAGAAATTATAAGGCAAAAATACAGGAGCCTATCAATCTTTTAGATGGAATAAATGAACAAAATCATGGATTTAAGGCTAATATTATTGCAAATCAATATATTAAAATTCTTTATGGCTCCCAAGAAAGAGTTATTCCAATGAGTACCAGACTTTTAGATAATTCATGGTATGGAATAATAGTTAATATAGGAAATACATGGGGGCAATATAATGCTTATGTTTGGAAGCCAAATGTTTCTGGAAGCGGAGATAAACTTGTAAAAGTATTCTATAAAACTATTAATTTAACCCCTGAAGAAGTTGTGGTGGATCAGTACACTCTTGATAGATCAGATTCTCTTATGACTAATATTCGTCTATTTACGACAACAATAGAAGAAGAAAAACAACCTCTTGAATTATTATCATATTTTTCAAAGGATGCTGATCAATTAATCATAGGAGACAACGCTGACCTTCGATTCTCTGCTCCCTATCTCAGCAGACAACGCTAACTTTAGTTTTAAAACGATGATATATATAAAAATATATATCAAATGGATAAAAAAATTAATTATGTTTATTTAACAAAAAATAAAATTAATGGCAAACAATATATCGGGGATCATTCTACTAATAATTTAGATGATAGAAAAACTAAAAGTTATTTGGGAAGTGGGTTGCTTATATTAGAAGCTATTAAAAAATATGGCCGAGAAAATTTTCAAAAAGAAATATTAGAATTTTTTCCAACAAAACAAGAAGCTTTTGATGCTCAGGAAAAATATATAAGACTTCATCGAACTCATGTTTCCCAGGAAGGATATAATATAAGTTGGAGGGGAGGACATCAAGTTAAAAATGGTATATCTGCTGAAACATTATCTAAAATGTCTCAGTCATTAAAGGGAATGAAAGCATGGAATAAAGGGCTAAAAATGTCTGATGATTTTTGTGAAAAAATGAGGCAAAAAGCCAAAGGAAATACATATCATTTAGGAAAGACCCATTCTGAAAAAACCAAAAAAATAATTGGTCAAAAACATATTGGAAATACTTATAGATTAGGGAAAAAGGCTACGGAGGAAGAGAGAAAAGTATTAAGTGATTCTCACAAAGGACAAATTCCTTGGAATAAAGGAAAAAAAGGAATAACCGAGGAAACAAAAGATAAAATGAGAAATGCTAAATTAGGAAAAAATCCATTTGAAAATATGCCTACTGGAATATGTAAATATTGCGGGGCTGAAATGAAAATGAGTCATTTAAATAGATTTCATAATGATAATTGTAAATTAAAGAAATAATATTATATGAACGCTCGTGACGAAAAAGATGAATTGCAGAGGATGATCGACGCTGCGGACAACAAACTTGATAAAAATACTCCAAAGTTTGATGCCCCAGAGCTCGCCATGGAACCTACTTTTGATCTCGATTTTGATAAATTACAAAAAGACTGTGATTCGAAAGCCAAAAAAATGATTAAGAATGCTACGGGATTTATGCTTACCGATGAAATAATTAAGCAAAATCCGTATCTTAAAAATAAAATGCAAGTTGATATTCTTTCCCTTTCTGGTATGCTTTATCAATTAAAGGTAAATGAAACTATGCAAAAGACCCTCATGGAGGAAGTACGTAGCGGAGCCGCACACCCACGCATGTTTGAGGTCTTTGGTCAACTTAGCAAGACCATCGGGGACTTAAATAAACAACTCCTACAAACCGTAGAAGCAATAAAAGCCACCTATAAGGATATTAGATTCGATGTACAAGAAAAGCAGAATGAATTAAGAGCAATTGGGCCTGGTCAAAATGGAATGGTTAGGAATGATAAAGGTCTTGTAGCTCTTGGAACAAAAGAATTAATTAATGAAACAAAAAGATTAAAAGCTGCTCAAAATGACCAAGTTGTCATTATAAAAGGAGATCAAAATGTTCAAGATATTGAAGAGATAAAAACGGAATAAGGTATATATGTTAAAGATCCGTTAAAAATGGCACAAAATATTGTATGGAACACTGAAATAGTCAATGAAGCTCTTGAAAAACTTAGGTATGGAGCGGATGTTAATCTAGACTGTTTTCATCAAAGAGATCCAGAATTAAAAGCTGATAATATTCTTTTTCAATTAACTCACGAAGAAGAACAAGAATTTATAAAATGTTCTCAAGATATAGAATATTTTGTAGAAAAATATTGTCGATTCTTAACTGACTACGGAAGGCAGACTGTTACTTTAAGGGATTTCCAAAGAGATATTTTAAATACCGTTGGCGAAGAGGTTTGGATAAATGATTTAGAAGATTTTGGTCCTAAAGTACGAAATTATATTTTGATGGCCTCTCGCCAGACTGGTAAGACAACAACTATTTCGGCTTTCTTTGCTTGGTATCTTTGCTTTCATACAGATAGAAATCTTCTTATTCTTGCTAACAAACAAGCTACAACAACAGAAATCGTAGCAAAAGTAGTTGATGTTTTCAGGGGTCTTCCATTCTTTCTTAAACCAGGTATAAAACAAATTGCAGTTTTGGGTTTGAAACTCGATAATGGATGTATGTTAACATCCCAAGCAACAACGAGTACGGCAGCTATCGGTTTTACAATCCATGTATTATACATTGACGAGTTTGCTCACATTAATCAAAAATTGGCTCGCTCATTCTGGAGATCTGTTTATCCTACACTCTCATCTTCTCGAGTATCCCAATGTATTATTTCTTCTACCCCAGATGGAATGGAAAACCTATTCTATGAAATATGGGATAAAGCTGTTAAGGGGAAAAATAGTTTTGCTTGGAAACGAGTGGATTATTGGGAGGTTCCTGGACATGATGATGAATGGGCTGAAAAACAAAAAGCAGACTTTGGAGAAGAAGAATTTGCTCAGGAATATGAGCTTTCATTTGATAGAAAAAGTAACCTTCTTTTATCGGGGAGTGATCTTGGGTGGTTAAAGAAAATACAAAAGAAATATAAATTCCATGAATTAGAAAAATCTTCTTTGGATGAAATACTTTATAGAGATAATCTATTATGGCATCCAGATTTTGATCCTAATGATGATTTTCCTTTAAACCTTTATCGTTTTATTTTATCTAATGATATTGCGGAGGGGAAAGACGAAGATGAAAATAAAGATAATGACTATAATATTACCACAATTTGGCAAATTGAACCGAAATCTCTAGCCAAATTAAGAAAATTAAGAAAAGATGAAAGAACAATAAAAAATCTTTTCAGAATAAAACAGGTTGGTATATTTCGAGATAATATCGGGGATGAAGAGGTTATGGCAAAAGTAAATAATGCTTTAGCTTTTGATCATTTTAATCCAGAAGCAGTTAAATGGGTTACCGAAATGAATTTTAACGGAAAAGCTTTTTTAAATAAAATTGCTGAGCATGATGATTATTTTGAAGGAATGGTAATGCACTCTTATCATACTGCTCCTGTTCCTGGGGAAAAACCACCAAGAAAAAAAGCAGGATTTAAACAAAAACAAGATAAAGATTATTTTTGCAAATTAGGAAAAAAATTAATATCTCAAAGAACTATTTTACCTAGCGAAAAATCAACAATAAGTGAATTTGGCTCTTTTGGAAAAACTAAATCAGGATATAAAGGAATTGCTAAACATGACGATGCTGTTATGACAGTTCTTAATCTTTCTAGATTTTATGAAGAGCCTGAATATGAAGATTGGCTATATGATTTTTTGGAAGATATGCCTGATTCACTAATTAAAAGATTTATGTTAGCTATCCTTGAGGAGCCGGATGATAGTCAGGATTTAAATGACAGTACTTTTTCTGCATTTTATGAAAATCCCGATGCGATTACAGCTGAACAGGAGGAATTAAAAAAGATATGGTTACAAGGTGAAAAAAGTAGAGCTTCTAATTATGGAGGGGTTCCATGGAAAGGTGGAGGTTTGCCATGGTGAAAAAGTTAAAGCGGGGTTTTTCATTCTATGATATATAAATAAAAGACATTATTTGAAAAGTCAGAAAGTAGATTTTCCTTAAATTTTTGACGAATAAATAATAAAAATAAATGAAATAATATGGCAAAACTTTCTTTAGATCTATCCCAATTTAAAGCTGCTGGTGTTTATACAGTCGAAGTAGATCAGTCTGAAAGAATTACAGTTACAACTCAGTCTTTAAGATTAGTAGTTGGATTCTCAAAGATCGGGCCTTTTAATGCTCCTACTTTCATTCGTTCCACCAGGGATCGTGCTAGATTCTTTGGGGATATAGATAAGAAATTAGAGAAAAAAGGATCTTTCTTCCAGAGATCAATAGATACTTGCTTACTTCAAGCACCCGTATTTGCTCTTAACCTTTTAAATGTTGATAATTCTTCGACAAATTTTTCAGAATTTGTTTCTCTTTCTGTAGATGCTTCTGCTGCAAACCCTGGTGTTTTCAGTGATGCTTTTATTAATTTCTATAATAGAGAAAGATTCTGGAAACCAGATCCAGACTATCTATTGGGAGTAGCTGGAAATAAAGAGGGGGTTCCTGGTTCTGCTGAAAGCACTTCATTATTACAGATAGCTAATGTTGGAACTAAGAGGGTTTCCGTTATTGTAAGAAAAGCTGTTGGACTTCAGGGATATGATGTTACAGCAAAAGATTGGTATGGTTCAACCACTGCAATCCCTTACGAATGGATTCGTCCTTATGATCAAATGAAAAACTATTTCATCCAAGTTATTGCTATCGAAGGTGATTGGACAAATTATACAGGTCTTTCTGTAGATCCATTCTTCTCAGCTTATTTTAACGCCAACGGAGTTATTCCTTCAAAACTTAATGAATTTATAAATCTTCCTCAGGTTAGTTTAATTGGATCATGGATCGGAACATTTATTCCTGATTTCAGAGATCAAACTGGGGCTAATCAGAATATTGAAGATATTGTTAATGCTTCAGTATCCTTAACCGGAATTCTTGTTAATGTTAACCAGGATGCTCTTGATCAGCTTATTTGGGATGAAGATCAGGATCAGTGGGAAATGGGAGATGGAACTTCAACTTCAGTTGCAGCTCACATGGTTGATCTCGTTGGTCACGGAATCATAGATAAAGTTGGATTCAAATCTACTTTCTTAAGCTATGATATTAGTGTATCTGATTCTGTTATCCACTCTTCAGTTCCAGTTTATGATTATACTGATTCAACTGGTAAAAACTTCAGAATTACTCCTACTTATAAAGATTTCTTAACTATCGGAACTCTTGTAAGAAGTGGCGCTGATATTCCTGGAGTTACTTATGTAACCAATAAAACTTTCGATGGATCTTTATATGTTATCCAAACAGCAGAACCTATCTATAATTATTTAGGCAATGAACCTTCTGCTTATCTCCAGAAACCTATTGATGACGCTTCTGTAGCAACAGCATATAAATTTTTACAACTTGACGGTCTTAAACTTACTTCTAATCATCTTCCTGGATATACAACTACAGGAACACCAAACGCTGAAGAAGGTCTTGAAAAGATCTATTCAATGCTTGAAGATGAAGGAATTCTTAGAGGTTTAACTAACCCAGAAATGATTAACTACAGATATGTAGTTGATACAATGGCCTATGGTCTTAGACCTAATTTGGGAGGTAAAGTTTATCTTTCCAGACTTGCTAAGAAGAGAGGCAAAACTACTGCTATTATTAGTGCTCCTTCAATGACTCAATTTGCAACAAGTCAGGATCCTTACTTCTGCGATGTATTCGTTAGCGGGGTAGATCCAAAACCAATTTTCAGCACTGAGTATATTCCAGTAGGAGGTAACCCTGATATGCCAAGAAGCTTCAGATTTACTCTTCCAGATGAAGATAATGGATCAAAATTCGCAGGCGTATTCGGACCATTCTTAAAATATACTGAGAATGATAAAGTTATCCTCGTTCCACCAGCTGCTGATATTTCAAACAGTTTTGTAAGGAAATTCTTAGGAGGTGATCCATACGCTATCGTAGCTAATAAAAATGGTATCGTTTCTAATCCTAATCTTGCAGGTGTAGAATATATGCTTGACAAAGAAGATAGAAGCTATCTTGAACCATTTGGATATAACTCAATTATTGAGAGAACATCAACAGGTGAAGTTCTTATCTATGCAAATAGAACAGCTTATCAGACTGTAAAGAGTGATTTCAACTACTTACATGTTAGAGAGCTTCTTAATACAATTGAACTACAGGTTGAAGAAGTTCTTAAGAATTACGTATTCGATTTCAATAACCCAGTAACTCGTCTTACTATCATAAATGCAGTAACTCCTATTCTTGAATCAATGAAAGATGCAGGAGCTCTTATTAATTACCAGATCACGATGGATGAATCAAACAACACACCAGATGTCGTTGATGAAGGTCTTGCAATTATCGATATTGGCGTATGGGTTACTAAAGGAATGGAAAAAATTATTCAGAGAATTACAGTATACAAAACTGGCGGCGTAAGCACAGGCAGCAACAGTACACTTTAATAGAGAATAAATAAAATAAAAGTAACGCGATATGGCTGAAAATTTCAAAAGTCAAGGAACATTCGGAATGCCTCACTGGAGAAGTTCTAGAGCAGCACAAGAACTCTACGAACCTCTTTACTTGAACCTTTTTACTGTTCAGATTGCTCTTCCAACAGGCATTGGTTCAACAGATGAAAATACGAATCTTCTTCTTGAAAATATTATAAGTATAGGTGGATTGGAATCCAACTCATTCCCAACAACTCCTGTTCCACAGCAGTATAAGTGGGCAACTAGGAGATTTGCTGGAGCTAAGCCTGACAAGACTACGATGGACGTTGCTCTCTCTTTTGAAGTGAACTTAAATCGTACTCCAAGTGCTTATGTTCTAAAAACTCTCAGAAAATGGAATGATTTAGTTTATGATCCTCTAACTGGAAGAACTGGTATTAAAGCGGATTATGTAGCTCCTTGGGTATTAATTACTCTTTATGACAGAGCTAATAATCCTTACTGGCAGTGGAAACTTTATAATGTATTCCCAATAACTCCTCTCAATGTACCTGAAATAAATTACATGAGTGAAGAAATTTATAGGATTGAAGGATATACACTTGCTTGCGATTCTTGGGATGAAACAATTGTTTAATTATTTTTAAAATTATAAGGAAAGAGGGCCAAAAGCCCTCTTTTTTGTTTAAAACTATTAAGTTTTTTGCTCTATAATAATATATAGATAAATCGTATAAACTCTATAAAATTATGGATCAGAATAACGAGGAAAAATTAAAACAATTTGCTGAAGAAAAAGAAGGAAGAGTAGGTCCTCCTATTACTCCAATACCGGGTGGAGCCAATCCTATTCCAATGGCTCAGTCAAGAGATCCTCAAAATGAACTTGGATGGGAAAGATTAAAAATAACAGATCTTCCTACTCAAGGATTATTTTATCCTGAAGGGACAGAAATAGTAATTCGTTCAGCTACTGCTGGGGAAATAAGACACTGGTCAACTCTTAATGAAGATGATATATTTGCTCTCGATGACATGCTTAACTATGTTCTTGAGAGATGTTGCAGTTTAAAATTCCCGGATGGTAAATTTTCTTCTTGGAGAGATATAAAAGAAGTAGATAGATTTTATATTATTCTTGCAATAAGAGAAAGAACTTTCGTAAAAGGGGACAATAAACTTCAAGCTAAAGTATCTGAAACAGAAAAAATCGATATTGTTAAGGATATGGTGGATTATATTACCTTTGATGATAGGGTAATGAGATTTTATTCTCCTGAAGAAAGATGTATTATTTTGCCATTTAAAAATAGTGGTAAAAAAGTAAGAGTTTTCCTACCTTCTGCAGGGGTAACAAATTGGCTTAAAAACTATATTAACCGTAAAAGACAAGCTGGAGAACCGCTTGATGAGGATTTTGTAGGATATGCTCCTTTTGTTATTGGTGATTGGAGAGGGCTAAACGATTCTTCTTATGAAAAATTCGTCCTTGATTCAAATAGCTGGTCTGCTGAAGAGTATTCGGTTCTTACAGAAGTAAAGAAGATTTTTTCTGAAACTATTAATCCTGTTTTAAAATACAAAGATAAGAATGGAGGGGAGCGGGTTATCCCGCTAAACTTTCAGGGAGGAATTAAATCTATTTTCCTTATTTCAGATCCGTTTTCTAAATTGGGTTAAGATAGAATATATCTTTGCCAATAGATTTCATATAGCTCCGATTCATTTATATCCGATGGAATTTTTTGAAATTGAATATATTTTGCAAGAACTAGAAGAAGCTAATAAAGAAGAGGAAAAAAGAATTAAGCAGCAAGAAGAAGAATATAAAAAACAACAGGCTGCAGCAAAAATGCCTAGATCCCACGATAAGCCAGATTATGGGGGATTTAAGGTTCCAAAAATGAATATTCCTTCTATGCCTAAACCTAAATTTTAAAAGGTGCAGTTCTGCACCTTTTTTCTTTGCTGGAGATATATAAATAAAATCTCTACAAATAAATGCAGCAGGCTAACGAACTTTTATATGGGATTCTCAAAACCCTTGGACGAATTGAGGAAAATACCCGTGGATCAAAACCTGCATCCCCAGCAGGGCCAGGTGCAGCTGTTAGGGATAAAATAGCAATGCTTTCTAATCTTGGCCCTTCTTTAATTGGATTTGGAAGAGTTAAACCCAAAACTATAAAAGATTTCTTTTCTTTTGTTGAGCAAATGATGGATATTGCTAATAAGAAAAAAGGAGGGGCAAAAAATCTAAAAGATTTATCAGAATCTTTAAATAATCTTGGAACAGGTCTTCCAAAACTTGCCGAAGGCTTAGATTCTATGAGTCGAATTAAAGAAAAAAAACTCCGAGCAGCTCTTGCGGGTTTAAACACTCTTGTAGAATTTCTTGAGAAAAAAGGAGAAGCCGGAAGTATAAGTAGAATCGACAGAGCTATAAAAACATTTGAAAAAATTGGAAATGCTCTTACTAAAATTTCTAAACCTGTAAAAGATATTTCCTTAAGCTTTGCATATTTAGGATTAGGTATTCTTGCTTTTGCCGGATCATTGTTATTAACAGCAATGATATTAAAATTATCCAAGCCTACGGATGTTCTAATGTTCTTAGGAGTTACTATTCTTGGATTATTAGTAATGTTTGGAACTCTTGCCTTAGCCAATAAATTTATTAAAAAAGGAACATTTACATTAGTTGAAATGGGTCTTGGCTTAGCCGCCTTAGCTTTTGGATTAGTTTCATTTGCATTATCTATGTCTTTAATTCCAAAAATATTATCTAAGGAATCTGGCGGAAGCATTCTTAAATCCATGCTTATTGTTGGCGGGGTTGTTTTAGGTGCTGCTGGCATATTTGCTCTTCTTAGTTTAATGGCAGGTCCAGTATTATTAGGAGGATTGGTTGTTCTAGGAATGGGAGCAACCTTCTGGCTTCTTTCTTTAATGATCAAAAAAATTATCAATGTTGCTAACGAATTAAAAGATGTTAGTATTCGTGAAGTTTTAGGAAATCTTATCGGAGGAGTTTTAGGTGGAATGCTTGATGGTCTTTCTGTAATGACAGGGGGAAAGAAAGGATTTGGAGCTGTTACAGAATTTATAAAAAATAGTGCTAAAATATTTGCAGGCGTTGCCGTTCTTATGTCGATGTCTTTAGCTCTTTCGATGTTTGCCAAAGCTGTTAGTGCTTTTGCAGAATTAGAAAATATGAGAATTATTGAAGGCTATGATGCAAATGGAAAACCAATATTTGGAGAAAAAGTTAATCTTACAAAAGTTGCTGATAATATAAACTATTCAATTTCTACATTCTTAACAGCATTATTAGAATCTACAGAGGGCCTCACAAAACAAAAAGCTGCTGCAATCAGAAAAATGGGTAGAGCTTTAACTGGAAGAAGAGGTATTCTTTCGGCAGTTATCCAATTCGCAGATGCTATGAAAGTATATGCTGAATTTGGAGAAAATAATGAAATTGGATATGTAGAATATGATGATAAGGGAAATGAGATAAGAAAGAAGGTTAAAGCTACAACCGTTGTTGATAATATAATCGGAACATTCCTTTATTTTTCTGAACAATTATTCTCTAAATCCGAAAGTGAATTCGGGGATGGCGAAGAAGCTGGTATATCTGGAAGGCAAAAGAGAAGAATGAAAAGAATGTCTAAAGCTCTTATTGGAAGAAATGGTATTCTTGGTGCAGTTGTTCAATTCTCTGAAGTTGTCCGATTATTCTCTGAATTCGGAGAGAAAAATGAATTACCTGTTTTAGATAAAGATGGAAAGCCAACGGGGGAAACTATTTCCATGGCTACTATTTCTAATAATATCGTTAAAGCCCTTACTACATTCTCTGATACTTTGTCAACAGGACTAGAAAAATCAACTCCAAAGGATGCTAAAAAAGCTTTAGAAAAATATAGCGATATTATTGAAGAATTATCTAAATTCTCTGAATCCCTAGGAAATCTTCAAAAGGCAAATGATACTATTGGGGACTTAGCAAAATCATTAAATGATTTATCTGTAAGCCTTGATAATTTTGATACTGCTAAACTTTCTAAATTGGCTTCAATTTCTGTTAGTGCAGGGGGAGGATCTTCCTCGGGAGCTGCCGCAACAGCAACAACAGCTGAAAGGATACAAGAAAAGAGTAAAGCCGTTAAAGAAAGTTCCGCAGCTGGTCCAAATTGGGATGTAATAGCTTCCCAAATAGGAGAATCCGTAGGGGCTCAAATTTCCGAAGCTCTGAAGAAAGGTCAGATTAAATTTGAGTTCTCCCCATCATCTCCAGGAAAAGGCGTATTAACTTTTGATTAATTAAAACTACATATAACAAAATTCATATAATAAAAAAGTAGTACACCAAAAATATTTTTATGAAATTAATTCGTCCATTTACAGAAATTTTAACACCCCTTAATGGAGAGGAAATTCTCAAAACCATTGAAAAAGTAGCTCGAACTTGCTATAAATCTGAAGACAAGATTACTGATGACTCCGCATTTAAAATGGTAAAATCCCTTATTGATCGTGGTCATGAGGCAATGATCGAATTTTTTGATATTACCGTTAAATTTACTTGCGATCGGGGGGTTTCCCATGAAATAGTTCGTCATCGAATGGCTTCTTATGCTCAAGAAAGTACGAGATACTGTAATTATGCAAAGGACAAATTTGATAATCAGTTAACTTTTATTATTCCATCCTGGATCTCATTACCATTAGAAGGCGAATGGAAATGTACAGGGGATCAAACGGGTTTCTCTGAAGGGGAAAATATTTGGTATAAAAGCCTATTAAAAGTTGAAGAAGATTATAATAAACTTATCGAATTGGGGTGGCAAGCTCAGCAAGCAAGAGCCATACTTCCAAACTCGACGAAAACAGAAATAAATGTTAAATATAACCTTCGTGAATGGAGACATTTCTTTAAACTAAGAACTTCTCCTGCTGCTCATCCTCAGATGAGGGAATTAACCATACCCCTTCTAAAGGAGTTCCAATCAAAGATACCTATCATTTTTGATGATATTAAAATAAACTAGTTTTAATGAATCCTTATGAAGAGATAAGAGACCAATTAATACGAGACATAATAGGAATTCAAGATCCTTTTTATTCAAATGCTATAACCATTTTTCTATTTTTAGCATTTATTCTTTTTATAGCTTATACTGTAAAAATTATTATTGAAGATATAAAATGGAAAAAGAAGAGTAAAGAAAGAATGAGAGAGATTGAAAGAACATGGATAAAATTATTTAAAAAAGAAAAACCAAAAGAATGGGAAAAATAAAAAAATTAGGCCTTACTATTAACTGTTTTGACTCAAGCGAATTATTATTTGATCTTATTTCCCAAATAAGAGATCAAGTGGATTGGGTAGCCGGTTTTTATCAGAAGAAATCTTATTGGAAAAATGCAATGGATCCAAAAGATATGGCTGAATTGGAAAGATTAAAATCTATAGGTCTTATTGACGAATTAATCGAGTTTAAACCAGATTTTTTAAAATATTCAAGAGAACAAGAAACGGATAAAAGAAATATGGGTATTTCTCTTGCAAAAGAAAGAGGATGTTCCCATATTTTAAATATTGATGCTGATGAATTCTATGATAAGGATCAATTCCGGGTAGCAAAAGAGATGATTAATGAAAACGGATGGCCAATTACATATTGGAGTTATGTTAATTACTTCAGAGATCTAGAACATTACTTGGTTTATCCTTTTAGACCATTTGTTCCGGGGATTCATTCAACCTATTTCACATATACATTTAATGGCCCAGCTCCAGGTCCAACTGATCCAACAAGGAGGATTTTTAATCCTTTGAATATTGGAACTTATATCTTTGAAGATGAAGTAATTCGTATGCAACACTTTGCATGGATCCGTAAAAATATAAGAAAGAAACTAGAAAATTGGTCAGCTAAAGATCATTTTACCCCAGATCTTATTAATAAAGCTGTAAAGCAATATGAAAATTGGAAAGAAGGTGATCCCGCAATCATGTTATTTAATGTCCCAGAAAACAGTGTTTTTGTAAGAAAATTAGATGTAAGAATAACGGGTATTCAAGTTCCTTGGGTTGAGGAAGAAATGGAAAGATGGAAAGCTAAGCAGGAAGCTAACAAAGAAAAAGAGGTTAAATAAACCTCTTTTTTATTATCCTGTTGTCTTTTTCATTTAAAAAATCTTCAAAAGAAGGATATTCAAAGGATTCAAACCCGGGATAATCCCTAATGGCCATTTCTGGGGATAAATCATTTTGAATTAATTCGGCAGATGTTGGATCTACTCTTTCAGTTTTGCCTGTTTCTGAATTTATTATATTATAATAAGAAATATTACCATCGTTATCAGTTTCCTCTGAAACTATCTTACCTGTTATTTTCTTTTTTGTATCTAGAGAAATTCCCTCTATTTCACATCCAATATGAACATATTTTTCATCATCTTGAGGAGTTGGGGCTTGCTGAAGTTTTTGATCAAGGTCCTTAACATCATAGGTATACATTAAATTTGGGCCTCCTTTATTTTGGGAGCTTTGGCCAAATCCCATTCCCCTTCCACTAGCATTTCCGTATCCGGCATTGCCACCATAGATGGAATATCCTGCACCACCCCATTCGTTAATTGTATCCGATATTTTATTTGCTCTCATAATATATTTATCTTATACCGAGCCAATCTTTTCGAGTAATAAACCCGTCAATATTTCCTCCCCTATAATATAAAACTTTATTTTGATCGGGTAAACTTTTAATAATTCCTCTAAAGACCATTAATTCCGACGGTTTTAACCTTGGAAAAAGCTCTTTAGAATCAAAATCATCTTTGAGATCATCCGGGTCTATATTATTATTTTCGCAATAATAGTCCAAATCAAAGGTTAAATATTGATCCAAAGGTAAAGGATTTTTATTATATTCTATGGCTTTTGCAAGAGTAGGATTTGTCTCCATCCAATCATTAAAGCCTTCTCCGTTAACTTCATTATCTGGATCGGTTAGAGCTCTATAAAGAGGAGAATTAAATTTTCCTAAGGAAAGGGATCTTTTTGGATTCTGGCCTCTTTGAAAGTTATATGCTTCAAGTACTTTTAGTGCTTTCATTAGTATGTAAAAAGTATTAATTCTGCAACTGCAATAAAAGGATCCCTATTTTCTCTAGAATAATCACCTGACATTGCAATCCAATGAGAATATTTTTCTTTTAATTCTTCTAAATGTTTTTCATCCTTTGCAACAGGAAACCCGTATGAAGTAAATCCAGGATCTGAATGTTCCCCTTGTCTTTTAAATTCATAATCAAAGGGAACCATTTTAAAAACTGTAAAGTCGTTTTTCTTCCCATTAATATAAACATTAGCAAATTCTTCTCCTTCTTTTTTCTTAAAAACCAGTTTGACCTTCATATCATAAAGATCAAAAGTATTTTCTTGATCAACTTCAATAGTTTGTTTTTCCCCTTCATAATCTTTAAAAGTTCTAGGAGTAGTTCGGTATTTTCCTATTTTTAAAGTTTTTTGAGGAATTTGTCCTCTTTCAAATCCTATATTTTCAAAAACTCTTTGAGCTTTCATTTTTTATTCTTTAAATTAAACCATTTAGGGTTGGCTTCGTATGCTTTTTGTAATCCCTGAGCAACTTTTATTTTCATTTCTGGGGTATTTAAAAAATCTACCAAATCTGGTATAATATTCTCTGTTGCTGGCCAATCACCAGGTTCAAGAAATATTTGCCACCCCTTTCTGGTATATCCATTAGCACTAAATCCAATTACAGGAACAAAATCCCTACTTGGCTTTGTACGAACTGAAAAATTAATATTTTGAGGGGGAACAACAAATCTACTTGATCCTATTTTCATGGATTCTTTAGGATCCCTACCCCTTTCGAATTCTAGGGATTCAAATACCTTTTTAGCTCTCATACAAAGATTAAATAATCTATTTGAACTGGGAAAGTTTGAGGATTATAAACATAAAATCCATCAATTAAATTCCTTGTATCCCCATTATCAGGAGCTGAAGTCCAAATATACGCATCTCCAACTTTTTTCCAATCCTCGTTTTCTGTAATCCATTCAAGATAATCTCCTGCGCTCATTTGAGTAGCATTAGAGCAACCACTCATACCAACTTCAATTGTTTTAACAACCGGAGTATAATAGGTTGATGAATCAGTCTCATAAGAAATAGAACAATCTATAGTTTCATTAATTGTAATAAGAGTACAATTGGATAAGGTAACCATACTAGGATCATAAGAGCAATTGTAAAGTGTACATCCAGATAATGAAACGTCTTCTAAGAAAGATGTAAATATGGAGCTATCCTGAATAAAAGCATTGTTTATAGAACAGTCGTTTACAATAGATAAAGCTATTTCAACTCTGCTTGAAGGATCCCCATAAGGAAGTAAAGGATAATCTTTGTTTACCCAGGAATTTTCAATAGTTCCATTTAATAAAGATGAATCAAGATTTAATCTAGAATTAAATAAAGATGAATCCTCTAGCTGATAATATGCGTAAGAGCAATCTACTGCAAGAACATAGGATTCACTTCCAGAGCTAGCATCCAAACCAACGGAAGCATCTGTAAAATCTGTTATAAATGGTCCAAAAGAAATCGAAGGATCAAATGTTATCTCTATATTTTTTAAAAAGTTGTCAATCTGAATAGGCTCGAAAATAGTAACAATATCTGTAACATGATTAATATAAATCCATTTATTATAACTTAATTCTGTTGCTGGATATGTAGCTTTTAAAATAATTCCTTGCATTGCTGAATTAGGATACTTAGCATAAAGAACCATTTTAGAAAGGTCCTCTTCTAATTCAAATATTTGAGGAACATTTATTCCCCCTATGATAATAGCAGGGAAAGGCGAACTAGCATTTTCAGAAGCATCTATAAGAGTTAGTTCAATGTTGGAAATATTAAAATCCCATCCTGCCTGAGTTCCGGTAAAAGAAAGATCGCTAGGATCATAGATAGTTGTAATCTTTGCTTGAATATTAGATAAAGCTATATCTAAAGCTTGATCTATTGTAATATTATTTGAATAGTCTGCAGAAGCTTCAACATTAAATTGGTAATATTTGAAATTTTTATAAAAACCAACTGAAAGATCGACAGTCATAAAATATGGATTCAAATCATTTTCTGTAAATGCCGGAAGGGTAAATGACTGAGATCTAAAATCAAGTCCTTTTGTTAATCCTGGGATGAATGCTACTTCTCCAGGTTCTACAATTTTCATTTGAGAACTGTAAGATGAAACGGGGATTTTAATATCTGAAAAAGATATTGAAGCAAGTGTATTACTTCCTTGGATAACCCCTACGGATTTATTTGGTAAAAATTGTAGGTATGAATCATCTCCAGCTCCCGCACATGGTGAAAGTGCAGGATAAACATAATTATTGCTAGAATTATTAAATACATCTGTAGCCATGCTATTAGCCTTTTATTTTTATTATTTATTCGTGAATAAAAAGAATAGAATGGATTTTTATAAAAAGTTATTATTTGCTGTTTAAGACAACAAATCCCTAAGGCAAGGATTAATATGACTTAGGGATTTAAACTTAGCAGGCACGTTCCTATGAGCTGTGCCGATGTATTTATAGGGTCTTTTGATCTTTAGATTTTATCCCAGGTTCTTCGATTTTGAGGAATGGGGATACCAAATTTATCAAGTTTAATTTTTTCTTTTTTAGGTATAGCTTTAGCATCAATAACTTCCACCCCATCTATTATAATAGAGGGAACATATTCTTCTGCTTCCTTCTTTTTCTTCTTTTCAAAATCTTCTTTTTTAATACGTTCAATAAGTTCTTGACCAGGAGAAGGTTTTTTCAATTCCTCTACGGGGTTTATTTCTTCTTTATCAGGAGCGAGCTCTTCTTTCACCCCTTCATCCATGCTCGCTCCTAAGCTTTTTTTGAGTCCTGGGGTTCTTTTAATTCTTTATCGTCCGAGATCTTGCCAAAATGATAAACATCTCCATTCGAATCTACATAAGTTTTCTTAAGATGCCATCCTCGTTCCTTTTTTAGCGGAACTTTTTTTGTTTCCTGAATCCTTGATTCTTCGGCTTCTCTTATTGTAGCTTCCACAGCTTGCTCCATTATTTCAGGTGCAGTAATATCTTCTATTTCGTTACTTACTTCAGGAAGATTTTTTTCAGGAATTATAAATTGAGAAGGCTGAGTATCGATGATTTTTGAAGTCGTTTCCGGGATCAGAGAATTTGCTTCTTGATCAAGATAATCCATGCCTTCCTGTAGATCAAAAGCACTATCTATTCCCTTAGCACTTTCTCTTTCCCTAAGCCTTCTTTCTACCTCATTTTCGATTATCTCATCTATTTCTTTTTCAGATCTTTGAAGAGGAGTCATATTATCTTGAAAATATTCCTTTTCAAATTCTTCATTTGCTTTCTCATGATCTCTTAATTCAATAGAGATAGGGTCTTTAATGATTTCAATTCCTCCTTCACCAATAATTGGATTTTCTTCAGATCCTGTAGCTGGACCTGCATTAGAAAGAAGAGTATTTCTAAGTCTTTCTAAATGACTCCCATTATCTAAAATTTCCCCGATGGTTTCTTCTAGCTTAGATTCTTTTTTCTCTCCTTCAGTTTCTTCTTTATATTCCTCCTTATTAGTTTCGTTTTCCTCAGTAATCATTTTGATATTATTAGCAACCAATGCGGTCATACCAAGAGCAACTATAGGAAGCAATGCACCCGCAATCCAAGAAATAATAACTTGATACATTTCGGCATTTTCTGCTTGAACTCCAATTAGGATAGATTTTTGCCAATATTGCCAATCGTCTGATCCTGAATTTGCCATAAATTTAAAAGAAGCATAAACATTGGCGGTTACCTGTAATGCAGTTAATAGAAACATCAATGCCCACGGAAGAAACTTATCTTTATTTTTGGTCATTAATATTGAAAACAATACAGATGCTTGTCCAATTTCATAAGTAATACCAAGAAGTACTGCAAGGCCAACAGTATTCGCTAAGTTGAAAAATGTAATTGAGTGTAAAGTTGATACAAATCCTACACACAAATATAGGAGGGCAAATGTAACAATAAGCCCCCAATAAAGACCTTTGTTTGTAATCTTAAAATTTTTTAAATTCATATAAGTTATTTATTTTTTAAGAATTCTTCTACGTGAGCGCTAAGTGCTGTATCAACACACATGTGAAGAGGATTTATAGCCCATGTTCCAATTAAATCTAAAACCTGTTCTTTCGTGCAAGTACAAGTAGTTTTTTTGCCATCAATTTCCAAGATGACTTTAATAGTCGAATTTTTTACTTTTTGTAAAAATTCTATTTTATCTTCACTAAGCTTTTCCATATAAGTTATTTTTATATTTTTCCTTCTTCCGTGGATTTTGCAACATTCTTAAAGAATTCTATGGCCTGATTATAATTACAAGCACCCTTTATCCCTCCTAAATAGGTTTCGCCCTCATAAACATTACAGCGAAAGGATCCTTTAAATGTCGGGTGGGGATCCATATTAAAAGTCAAATTAGGATATTGTTCTTTTAATAATTCTAATTCGTTAGGTTTAAATTCCTCTAGGGATTCGCAAACTAGTTTCATATTTTTATTTTTTAACATATCCCGAATTTTCAATTTGATCCATAAGGTTGTTTAAGTATTCTGGGATTTTTACAAATCCCCAGATGCGCTCTTCTGTTCCATCTAATTTTTTAACAATTAAAAGTGGTTCAGCTGGGTATTCAGTCATGACTTCATTAATCATACTTACACTTTTGATATTGACAGCATTTAGCATTTCATCGCTAATATCTGTATGAATAATTTCATGCAAATGTTTTGAATATAGCGCAATTTTTTCTCTTAATTCAGGAGTAATTTCGTTCATTGTATTTATTTTTTAGAGGTGTCTTTAACTTCTTCAGCGCCTTTAACAGTAATAGTTGTGTTTGAACGAACTTTTTCAACAGCAGATTGAACAGCTTCAGCTCTTTTATTAGCAGCATTTACCTGTTCGTTTGCAAGCTTAAGTTCAAAATTCAATTTCTTTATACTGTCCTGGGAATCACTATAATAATTATTGTAAAGAGTTTTTAGAGAATCTATTTGCTCAATGTATTGTTTTGATCCCATATTCAAAAGAGTTTTTCTGTTGCAGCTTTGCACACTCTTAATCATAAGTAAAAACAATAAAGCTAAAGCAAACCATTTCATGTTTTTTGAAAAGAATTGTTGTGGTGTTGTAGCCATAATTTAATTATTTGTTTTTATATATTCTTGAAAAAACTTTCTTACGAAGTTTATACAAAAAAGAGGGATATTAGTTTTTTATATCCCTCCATATTTCAAAAAAATATCCCTCTATTTAAGGGATATTTGTTAAAGAAATGTTAAAATTATTCAGATTTTTCTACGGAAAGATCTCCTATCTCTTCTGTAGGAGGAGTTCCCGAATTTCCATCTAATTCTTCATCTAATGAAACTTCCATTGTTCCGAGATCTTCTCCCTGAGTTCCTGGTTCTTCAACTGGTGCTTGTTCTAATTCAAGATAAAATCCCTGCTGCATAGCTGCATACTTATCTTGAAGGAATTGAATATTCTTAAGCTCTTCTCTTGCTTTATTAAGAGCGACGGAAACAGATTCCATTAAAGGAAGATATTGTTCTCCTTCGGATTCAAAGTCTTGAGCTGATTGAAGACCAACACCTCCGGGATTCATAAGAGAATAATAAACAAATTCAAGAGCCTGATAACCAAGTTTTAGAGGCTCAGTTCCATTAAGAAGATTTTCAGCTGCTCTTAATTCTTCATCAAGTTTAACTACACCCATCCATCCATTTTTGGTCCAGAAAAGACGATTCCTTACATAATGGGAAAGATAGCTACAATATTCTCGGGCATCTTTATTCCCACCTATTTCCCACATTTTTACGGGAAATGCTTTTGCTGCTGCTTCAAATTCTTCTCCTGCAGCTTTTATTTCTTCTTCAGAAGGTTTATTTGGGCTTGCTTCAACAGCTTCGGATAATTTTTCTTTTAATTCTTCAACGTTGTTAATTTCAAGTTCTGCCATGGTTTCACTTTATTTTTTAATTATAGAGATGATGAGGAAATAAGTTTTTCAAATTCTTCATAATTTTTATTTACAATTATAATAAATTGAAATCCTGCGCTCAAAACAGCTTTCCTCTTTGCTTTTATGAGTTCTTTATCCCTTTTAGCTAAGTATCTGTTTTTTATTTCAATAATCAGATTTTTCTCGAGGATATAAAAATCCGGATAATAAATTCTTTGTTTGTTTTTAAACCTATATTTTATAAAAGGAGCTCTTTGTATATTTAATAATGTATAGTACTTTTCCAAAAAATCTAATTCATAGGAACCTTGATAAAATAAATCAGAATTATTAAATTTTTTTAGTAAAATTCTTGTTTTAAATGATTTTTCAAAAAGCTTAGGTGATTGAAGAGTAAAGGGGGCTTCATATTTTTGTATCATTGTATTCTTACATTTATTATAAAGCTCCTGGGATTGATATGTATATTTTGCCCCATATTTTTTCTTCCTAGTTTTAGCCCCTTTTTTCTGAATCCTTTTGGACTGAAATGGCAATTCAACACCCAGATTTTTTAAATTATTTTCTCTTATAGTTTTTTGAATATTTGAATTTTGCATCGGGCAAGAGTTTCCATAGATTTTTTTATTTGTTTTTTTGATTTTATTTCTGATGGACTTTAATTTATTAACATTAGAAACCCCATATTTATTTAAAGTGGTTTTTTCTATATTTTTTATAACCCCCTTCTTTTTGCATTCTTCCGAACAATATTTTTTATAGGCATTTTGCCATTTATTTTTGTAAAGCGTTGGCCCCCCACATTCAGGGCAAATGCCTTCCCCATCTTTTTTGAGATACTTATCATAATATTCTTTTTTAGGGATTTCATGATTATTTATGTGTTTTGAAAGATGGGATAGATCGGGATAATCTTTGTGGCAAATTTGACATATAAAAACCATAGATATATATTTAAATTATATATTCGAGATGATACTTAACAGTTTGGCAAATCAATTTGTTATTCAATTTCCTAAGAATTTCTTTTATCCAGAAATCCATGCTAGGTGGGCTGATGTTGTTAAGAGATTAAAACTTCCTTATGAAACTGTAGAAGATTTTATAAATGCCTCTGTTCAAAGTATTAATTTTCCCGCTGTAGAACTTCCTACCATTGAGCAAACGCAGCATCAGTATAGAATCACCTATAGAGGGGGAAAAGAACTCGAGCCTGTTATAGATAAAAATCTTACTATAACTTTTAAATTAACTGAAGGCTTTATTTCTTATTGGATTCTTTTTGAACAAATAGAGAAATTTGTAGAATATTCTCCAACGCAACCATTTTGGCCTCCCATGTTTGTTTCTTTTCTTGATCATCATGGAATGGAATTAGTAGCCTTTACTTTTGAAAAAATTGTTCCTAAAAGTTTATCGCAATTTGAAATATCTTATGCTACAACAGCAGCCGAATTTAATACTTTTTCTTTAAATCTTGTATACAATAGATATAGGATTCAGAGAAGAGCTGGTCAAAATCAGAATAATATATAAAAAGAAATAAAAGAATATCATGGAAGAAAATACTAAATCCCGTCTTCAAATAGAGGAATCGAAAGAAATCGATTTTCCCACTTATTACGATATTAAGTATTCTAGAAGTTCAAAAATATTTGAATCGGAAGAAATAAAAGATATGGAACCCGACCAGATACAAGAAGCAGAGAAAGCTTATTACCAAATTCTTGATAAGATTAAAAAAGGAGAAGAAATAGATGAAGGATTTCTCGGGGCTCTCGTTGGTGGTGCTGCAGGAGCTTTAGCTGGTCCTGCTATTGGTCGAGCTATTTGCAAAGCTCTTGGTATTGATGAAAATGGAACCTTAGGTAAATTAATAACTTCAAGATTAGTAACAACAGCTATTGGAATAGCTTTAGGAAAATAAATTTAAACAAATGCCAGCTGCAAAAGAAGAAAAGAATTTATGGAAACTTTTCATGGAGAAGTTTAGAGATGTTGTATTCATCATTCTTTTTATTGCAACATCCATTGGCTGGGTTGCAACTTCAACTTCTAATAAAACAAAAACAAAAGTGGTTTTAGAAGAAACCATTGAATCTGTTAATGAATTAAAAGCAGAATTAAAAGAGATCAATAAAACTCTTCAAAAACAAGCTGAATTAAATGGCCAGATCATTCAATATATGAAACAACAATGAAAAAACTAGTATTTTTATTTTTAGTAATTTTTATTTATGGGTGCGGAGGGTCATATCAAAAAGCTGAGATGGTGACTTCTGATTCATTAGCATTTTCTTTGGATACAATTGAGTATGCATTGCAATCTGAAGAAATATCATTCCCATCTGAAACTCTTAATGTTATTACAGATAATTTTAAAAAGGAACAAAAAAGAATCACGGATTTAAGAATAGATACTACTTCGAATTTAGATCGTATAATAAAAAATAAGGAATTAATTGATTATCAGCAAAAACAATTAGACTCCTTATTAATAAAAAAGAGATAACCCTTTAGATCCCTAATTTAATGAATACAATAATTGGTTTTGATTTTTCAATCAATAAACCTGCCGCTTGTTTATACCAAAACGGAAAATATACTTTTTATTCTTGGCCTTTTGATCTTAGTGATAAAATTAAAAAGATTTATCGTGATGCAGGCATAAATCTTATAGATAGGGAAGATAAAAAATATAAAGGGAAGGATTCTTCAGAAAAAATGCGTTGGGAGGTTTCAAATTCCATGTATCTTTCTGATTTAATTATTACAAGTTTGCCAGATGGCGATATGAAAAGATGGCAGATAGTATTTGAGGGGTTATCATTTAATTCTTCGGGAAATATGGGAATTCAATTAGGAGGTTATAAGTATATGCTTATGAGAGATCTTTTTGATAATTGCATTCCCTTTGAAAACATGACTACTTATGCCCCAATCACAATAAAGAAAACTGCAGGGTGTTCAGAAAAAGGGAAAACCAAAAAAGATATGATAGATGCTTTTATCCGAACCTCATGTCCCTTTGCACAGACAATTTTTTCTAATCCATCTCTATTTCAAAAGAAAACAGGTACTTGGATAGATCATTTAGATGATTTAGTGGATGCTTATTGGGCAGTACAAACTTATTTAGAAAAAAATTAATAAGGTTGCCATCGTTTTTCTCCTAATTGATCTTCTAACTCCTTTACAATGGGTTCCGGCCAATGTATAAAATCTGGATCAGTATTTTCTGTATTTGCCCAGTCAGAGTTTCCATTAGGCATCTGAAATCCTTTATCTGATAGCCAAAAACAAATTTTATCAAAATATGATTGAGGGATAATTCCATTTTCTTTACTACTTAAAATATCATGAGGGATTCTTCCTCCGAATATTAATGGAAGAGCTGCAATAATATAATGGGTAAAATCTTCAATGTTTTCAAATTTTCTAGGGCTTTTTAAACCTACTTTCATAGCTTTTTTAGGCTCCATGCCTCTTTCAAAATTAACAGATTCATTAATAACATGCCAGGTTTTAAGCCAACTATCTATGTAATTAAAAACATCCCTTTGGTTATTTCCAGAATGGCTTCCGTTAGCTCCGCTAAGATAAGCCATATCACAGGATAAATAATATCTTAGTATACTATATCCTTTTGTATTTGGATAAAATTTAATTTCTATTTTTCCCCCTCGCTGTAATTTTGGAGAATCCTTTAATGTATAAATTTTGTTTTTTGGGCCAAAAGAATCCGAACTTGAAATTTTTATCTCCCCACCTATTTTTCTTTGTATGCCCTGTAATTTACCTAGTATTCTATTCTCTTCATTTCCTATTTCCATAACTTCCTTTGGATCTTTTCCTCTTTCAAAATTAATAGATTCTAAAACAGGGCTATCCCATTTATCGATTCTCCAAGGCCAAATAGTATTTCCTTCATTATCCCAAGATTCCTTCGCTTCGGCTGTAAATATCTCTCCGTTTTTATCTCTTATGGAAACTCTTTTAAAAGTTCGGGATTCAAATTCTGGTTCTCTACAAAAATCCCCGCCTCTTACACAAACTTCGCCTTTAGATTCTTTTTCGTCATCTACAGCAGTAACAATATAATTTTTCCCGTTATAAAAAACAGATATTTGATCCCCAGCTTTAACTTTTCTATCCCTTCCTACATTAAGTGTTTTTATTGGATCGTGTCCCTTCTCGAAATTTAAGGATTCTTCTAGTGAAAGGGAATAAAATTTATCTACCGCTCTTCTAGTGAAATTCAGGGATTTCTCAAATGATTCCTGGGAAGAAGTTTCCGAACCACGACTATCATCATTGACATAGATCCCAATATAAGATAATTTGTTTTCCCCTTTATGTTTTATAATAAGTATATAATGATCTTTATATTCCTCTGCATGTATTATATCGAAAGCATTTTCATTAGTCCACTCCCCATCAAAATATAAATTCCTGACCTTATCTGTAATTCTTTTTTTATAACCAATATTCATGGAATCCTTCGGATCCAATCCTCTTTCGAAATTTAAAGATTCCTTTAATTTATTAGGATTAAATTTAATTTTTAAAATAGCATCATCGCTAGCCCCCGAAGAATTTACATCCAGGGGTTCATAGGAGATTAATTCAAAATAAGGATCGTTTTCAAAAAATTCCCTTACTGTTCTATTCCAAAAAACACTACGTGTAAGAAGATGAGCAAAAAATACATCGCCATCCCCGGTTTTTTTGTCCTGATGAAAATATGAATATCTGGATATTACCCCGGGAAAATATTTTTTGAATTTTTCCTCCATATCTTGAAGAAGTTCGGTCATTCCTATTTTTAAGGCTTTTTTCGGAAAATTTCCCCTTTCAAAATTTAATCCTTCTTTAATAGGATTTCCAAAATGCTTTTGGAAAATTTCTTCCGGATCCATCCTTTCTACCTGTTCATTTTCAAATTTAGTTGTTGGATCAAAAAATAAAAGACCATTTCGAAGACTAAATTCAACACGAACCCCATGAATGCCATCTCCCAAAGTATTCCTTTGAGCAATTCTTATATCATCCCCATTATCATTGGAAAAAATTAATTTAATAGGTGGCTCGAGATCTTCTTCATCCATTTTAAACCCATATTTGTCTAAATAAGGTTTTAATTTTATAAGTGCTTTTGAAACTCCATCACCAAATTCATTGGAATATTTTCCAAATCCAATTTTTAAGGAAGTCTTTGGATCCTGCCCTCTTTCAAAATTCAACGATTCTTGAATTAACTTCATTAAGGAGTTTTTCTTTATTTATTCTCTTTCTCTTAAAGAAGATTCTTTCTTTCTCTCTTGGGCACTTATTGTATGACCCCCCTTGAAATAGTTTTTATATCCTCGTTAAGATTTAGTTAATTTTTAAGAATTTAACTCAGGCGTTAAAACCTCGTTAAGGAATAATCTTTTGCTCTTTTATGAGTATAATAACAAATAAATAGCGAAAATATATTATTATGAATTCAGAATCCGCACAGGTATTTTTAAATAAAATGAAGGATCGATTAGCAAAGGGGGAATTTGATAAAGAAATCAATGTTCCTTTTATGAAGAGAGAATCGGTATATGCTTCAATTAAAGCAAGGGTAACTAAAAAACTTGAAACAGGAGCAACTCCTCTTCTTTCTGAGGGGGAAATAAAAGATGCTATTCAAGATGCAAAAGAAGTTGCTGCAATATCATTATCTTTATTTTCAAAAATTGGGTTGGTAGAGAAAACTGAAGAAGGATGGATAGTCACTCCGACAGGAGAAAAACTTTTAAAATATGTTAGCCCCGTCTAATATAAAGGTTTCTATTGATTTTGATGGCACTCTTGATAGGGAAAGCATTCAGAAATATGCCAAAGAATTAATAGAAAAAGGATATGAAGTCTGGATCGTAACTTCAAGATTTGGAGATAACAAAAAATATCAAGAATTTTTCCAGACGTCAATCAATGTGGATATTACCAATAATGATTTAAAGGAAGCTGCTAATTCCATAGGAATCCCCGAAGAAAGAATTCATTTTACAAATATGGATGACAAATGGCCTTTCCTAAAGTTCCATGATGATTTCTTGTGGCATATTGATGATGATTGGATAGAAAATAAAAATATTCTTAAATACACAAAAACAAAAGCTATTAGTTCCTTGGGAGCTAATTGGAAATCTAAATGTGAAAGGCTAATAAAGAAAAAATTGATGGAATAAATAAAATAAAAATGCCATCATCATTTCCTTTCAATTGGTTCTTTTTTCCGTTTAAAAACGATTGGAAATTTTATGAGCATACCCCAGAAGCATCTACTTCTGAAACTAAAATAATTTCCAATATGTGGTCAGATTTAAAACCCATAGAACTTCATAAAATAAAAGTTGTCCCCTTCCCGGAGAAGGATTATTTCAAAGAAGAATTTACTAAAAAACAAATTGTATTACATCATACTGTAAGTGGCAATGGTGTAACCGGTGATATAGCTACTTGGGAAGATGATAATTCTGTAGTAGGAACCGCTATTATTATTGATAGAGATGGAACTCCTTATCAATTATTTTCTTCAAAATATTGGGCTTGGCATCTTGGAATAGGAAATAAAGCAAGGGATAGTCAATCTATAGGAATTGAAATTGATAACTGGGGATACTTAATTCCCGGTGATGGAACAATTAAACAATTTGGTAAGAAAGCTGATGGAACACCTAAGATGATTCAGACTGAAGTAGGAAAATACTATACTTATTATGGCAATGCAGTTGATGTTCCAATGCAATATTATCCAAATGGATTTAGAGGGTATAATTATTATGAAAAATATACTCTTGAACAAATCAGAACAGCAGGAGAATTAATTCTTTTCTGGAAAGATAAGTATGGTATCCCCGTAAAATATAACGAAGATATGTGGGATGTTTCTCAAAAGGCTCTTTCCGGGGAACCAGGGGTATGGACACATGTTTCTTATCGCCCAGCAAATGCAAAAACAGATTTACATCCGCAGCCTGAAGTTATAGAAATGCTCAAAACTTTATCCTCGATTTCTTAATAAATAAACAAATGCCTAAGATAACCTATACAAATGAAGTTATTGATGCCTATTCAGGACAATTAAATTGTGAAGCAGGTATTTATTTGGATGGGGAAATCGTAGGTATTGTTGAATATGTTCTTTATGATGGAGAGCTTTCAGTAAGTCATATTTTTGTAAGACCTGAATTTAGGAGACAAGGATTTGGCTCCAGATTAATGAAATATATCAAAGAAGAAAACCCAAAATATAAATATGTTCCCTCAATGAAAACAGATGATGGTGCAGCTTTTAAGCATAAAGAAGTTTCCCTAAAAGAGGGATTCATGGGATTTGGTCGTTGGCTAAATGAACAGCATCAAAAACCAGCAAGTGAGCCGAGATACGGTTGCATTATGATGGATGCTGATATAAAAAACTGGAAAGAATATCATACAGCTGGAATAG